TCAGTCAAAGACAGTGTTGTAACTGCTTGGTCATCAGCGCAATAGCGCATAACACTTAAAGTGTTGGTTTAAGGATATGCGTGAGATTGCGATGACTATCCAGAGAGAACTGGAGAGACACCTATATAATAAGGTGTTCTCACAGTTGATTGGATGAGCAATGAATATTGCCCAACACCTCACTGGAATAGAATTGGACAAGCTGTATGCAACAGCTCAGTTTTACATATTCCCAGTACCTTTTTGCGATTTCGCAATTTCTTGTTTTCTCGCTAAAGGTGACGGGGATACGCCAATCTCTGTTCATAGGAGGTGTAGGGCTTCGAGTATATCTTTGGTTTGTTGCCATAAAAAATATTTTATTTTTTTTAGAATGGAATCGTCTTTCATTTGTTGCCATAAAAAAAATAAAAAATAAAAAAAATATTTACGGTCTTGTGGGTGGTCAATATATTTTGTATATTTGCAGGTACAGGGTGGATCTCTTCATCCACATCACCTCAAAAGGATTTTGAAAAAGATTACTTGGGGTCAGAAGTCGGATTTGGGCTTTCAGATATATGGAAGTTTGTTTTCTCCGATACCTGTGAAAGGGAGTATTAGAGATAGCTTGCAGCTGCCAAGAAGATTCAAAGAGTGCAAAGGAAAAGCTGCCATAGGAGCGAGGAACCGTGGTTATCGAATTTTACTTCTGAAAGTTTTTTTTCAAGGGATTCAGTTCTCTGGGCATTTCTATGTTTAATAATTAAAGAATGAGATATATGAAACCATGGCAAGTGAAGCTTGTTGAGGAGAAGTCGGATTTGGATGAGCGGATATTGGAGTTGAAGCTTTATCTGAACAGGGGAGATAATGGGAATGGAGATTCCCATGAGTCAGATGATGACGAGAAGGATCTCATGTGGAGGCAGTTGGTTTATATGGAGTCATATGCCAACATCCTTGAGAAGAGGATCAGGTTGTATATTCCGATGGATGAATAGTAGATACGTTACTCTATATTGATAAATGTTTTATTTGATACGATGTCATAAGCTGTGAAGCCTGTGACATTTTTTTTTCTCACTGGAGTGGTAGAATATTTGGATATTGTGATGATAATTGCTATCTTTGTGATGCAGGGGAAGAGACTCTTGGTTATGTTATAATATATAATGTTAAGTTGGGTGCCTACCTTTTATTAGCCGTTCTTTTGTGTAGGCATCACGGTTCATTAGTTCAGTGGACAGAACAGGAGATTTCTAATCTCCCAACGAAGGTTCGACTCCTTCATGGATCACATTCATCCGATCTCTCCATTCCTATATGGTATGGTACAGATCGTTAAAATGGAAGTTAATAGATCAAAGCAAAAAGATCACCTGAGCAGTATCAGGAGACACCATCACGTTCTGGCATGAGGCAGGGGTAATGTACTGCACGGATATACATAGCAGGGTTTTCCTTGGATCCAGGGAGGCCACTGTGAAAGGTCACAAAAAGATGGTATGTGACTGAGGTCTGTTGGCTGAGAATACAGAGGTAAATGCCGGAATTGGAGGAAGTGCATGGGCACGCTTTGCGGAGGTTTGCAAAAGACTGCGCTGAAAGTGGGAGTTCGATTCTCCTCCTCCATCTTTGATAAGGTTCATGGAAACATGGATTGACTCAGCCTCCCGATGGTATTGGGACAGCTGTTTAATATCAGCTCTCCAAGCGAGGGTAAGGTCTAATTCGATTTCGGGGAATATGTTAAAGGTGTATGCGCTTGCCTGTGAAGGTGGGCGCATTTTTTTTGATGTATGTGAATATGCAAAGAATAAATTTGTATATTTGCAAAAACAAAGTAAACGATGATATTAGGAGACACGCTGATTGGATCTGATATTCCGAGCATTGAGATCAAGGGATCGGAGATTAAGGTGGGTGGCAGTCCTGTCAACACCAACGACAGGGCTTTCTTTGACAGGTTCATATCCGTGCTTGACGGGTGGAACTCAAAGTGCAAGAACCTTCACTGGGCTGCTCCAGCCTGCACTGGTGATTCAATCCATGTGAGACTGGATGAGTTCAATGATGTGATATCCGGGTACAAGGATCTGCTTGCGGAGACAAGCATGGGTGTATGCGGAGACATGGGGCCATGCGCAATCAAGCAGGTTGAGAGCAGGACATGCACACCTCAGGAGTTCATCAGTGAGGTCAAGCAGGTGACACTGAATTTCTATGGCCAGATATGTGACTGTCCTGAGATGGCAGGGATAAAGAGTGACTGCGAGCAGTTCATATCAAGCATAGACAAGTACACATACCTTTTCAGAAAGTGCAACCAGGGGGGGGCGATGTTATGAAGGTGAGGGTGATAGACTACCAGTCATTCAGGAACATGTCAGAGCTTGTCAAGTTTGCCAACGCCAACAGGATAGGCAAGGATGACATCATCCAGATAATGGAGGAGATGAATTATTTTTACCTGGTTTATCAAAAGGAGATCAATGGGCAGACAGAAGGATATAAATGAGGGGATAAGCAGGCTGGTGCATGAGCAGTTTGACGCTGATCCTGTATTCTACTGCAAGGAGTGCCTGTCACTCAATGTGCGCAAGTATGGAGACAGTGAGGATGGCACAGACTACTGTGACGAGTGTGGGTGCACAAGTGTGGGCACCACTGACATAGACACCTGGCAGAGGATGTACGAGAAGAGATACAAACATAAATATATACAAAGATGAGCGAGAAAGAGAAAGAGCAGAAGGATCCGCAGGGCAATGCGCTTGTTGGATCAAAGGTTAAGGATCTTAGCAGAGAGCAGCTTGAGAACTATGTTTTCCAGTTAAGCGAGCAGGCAAAGCAGTTGTACAACCAGAACCAGAGGATGAACTTCGAGAATCTGTTTAAGAGACTCGACTATCTGTTCATGGTTCTGACCAATTCCAAATTCTTTGATTCTGACTTCGTGGGCAAGTGTGCATCTGAGATCAAGAGTGTGCTTGACGTGAAGAAGGAGGAGAACAATGGAGACAAGAATAAATAATGTCATAAGGATAAAGACATCCTTTGGCGGCAACTTCTTCAGGTACTGGTTTGAGTTTCTCAAGCCGTTTCACTCACTCACTGAAAGGGAGATAGACGTCATATCTGAACTGGTTAAGAGAAGATACGAGCTGAGCAAGGTCATCTCTGATCCCGATGTTCTGGACAATGAGGTTCTGTCAACACAGACAAGGGTGCTGATAAAGGAGAAGTGCAAGCTCAGTGATGCGCATTTCCAGGTGATATTCTCGAAACTTAAAAGGGAGGGGTTCATCATTGACGGCAAGATCAACAAGAGATTTATCCCAAGGATAGATCCTGATGACAGCCAGTTCAAGATGCTTCTTCTGTTTGACATAGAGAAGATCAATGATCAGCAGCAGGGAGATTGACAGGATAGCATACCAGGAGGGACTGACAAGAAAGCAGGTTCTTCTGATATATACAGCATACTGGAAAGCTGTGAGGAGAAAGCTGATGTCATACAGGTTTGAGCCTGGCATGAGCAGGGAGGACTTCGAGTCACAGAGTCCAGTGGTGTGCATAAAGTATCTTGGAAAGTTTGTTGCCGACTATGGCTATTTTAATAAAAAAAACAATGGGATATATAAGAATAAAAAAGATCAGACCGATGTTCACTGCACTGGTCACAACAAAGGATGAGTATGGCAAAGGGGATATTGAGATCGGCATCAAGCCTTATCAGAGGATTATTGCTGTCGGTGACAGTGTTCGCAATATCAAGGTGGGTGATGTGGTGTGCATCAATCCGATCAGATACGCGAAAATGAAACACAAGGAGGGAAGCCTGAAAGACGGCATCATAGGAGACAATCCTGTGGTTGAGTACAACATTCCCACTGTCGAGATTGACGGCATGGACTATCTGCTGATAGACAACGCTGACATCAGGTATGTCATCGAGGACTACGAGGAGATAACACCTGTCAGCAACGGGACAGAAAAGAAAATAATCATATGACCAATCTTCCTGAAGAGAAGAATCACCCTGCTCTAATGCAGGGTTTTTTGTTATGAAACTGTTTAGATACGAAGGATACAAGGTAACGATCTCAGAGGAGGCGATGATGCTAAAGCCGTTCAGGGATATCTGGGAGAGGGACAAGACAAAGACAAAGCAGACAGCCCTGCTTGAGCTTGGCTACATATACTTCATGTGTGATCCGAGAAGCGACTACATGGAGATATCAGACAAGGATGACAGGAGCAAGGCCATCATCGAGGCTGAGGGAATGGACAACTGGAAAGCTGACAGGACAGTCACTGACGCCATGAGTTTCTATGAGGGATTCAAGAGCACATCTGCCCTTGTCCTTGAGGATACCAGGGTTGCCGTTGACAAGCTGCGCCAGTCACTGAGGGACTTTGACATGACAGCCACAGACAGCTCAGGCAGGCCCATATACACACAGAAGGATGTCATCGCAGCCATCAAGCAGATTCCTGACCTGATCAAGTCACTTCTGGAGACAGAGAGGATAATGAACAGTGACATGGCACAGGCAGGAAGGATGAGGGGAAGTGGAGAGAAAACAGTATTTGAAGATGATCTGCAATAATGGAAGTAAACGAATATCAGACAAATGTGACAGATGAGATGCTGAAGGACTATCCTCAGGAAGTGCAGGATCAGTTCTGGGATGCCGTGAACAACATAGAGTTCATCAGGACACTCATCAGTCCAAACAGAAAGAGAGCCTGCGATCTTGACAGGGATGCAGACGGAAAGATAATAGTGGATATCATACATCCTCACATACTGGAGAACATGGATTACTTCAGGCCTGCCGCCATCTATTTCCAGAAGCATGGATGCTATACATCGCTGAAGCCAAACGGAAATCCAAATTCAGAATTTGGAAAGTTCATAAGGCAGGAGAGGGACAGATGCTGGAATGGCATGGTGAGGGAGAGTGACGGAGAATGGATAACTGGACAAATGTATTTCTATCTCAACTACTGTCCCATCAAGCTGGTAAAGAAAGAAAATGGAAGAACAAGAAGAGTTACCGATTTTCCGAGAGTGTGGGAAGGAGTGTATCTCAAATCCCATTACATATACCAGGCAAGGTATGGCGGTATGTATAATGAGTTTCGTGGAGATCTGAATGGTGCTGAGCTTGCATCCAGAGGAAAATCAAAGTCATATTTCATGGCTGCTGTTCTTGCACACAACTTTATTTTTGGTGAGGATGAGTACTCATACAAGGATATCACAACTGTTGTGACAGCTGGAAAATCAGAATACCTTACCAACAAGGATGGACTGCTGTCCAAGTTTGTCAACATCATAGATTTCCTTGCGGAGCATACACAGTTTCCGAGAAGAAGATTGATTGACTCCATGCAGAATCTGATGTGGAAGATAGGTTACAAGGATGCCGAGCTGAACATAGCAAAGGGACTGAAGAACGAGGTCATAGGAGTATTGTCAAAGGATGACGAGTCAAAGATAAGAGGAAAGAGAGCGTCATTCATAGGGATAGAGGAATGTGGATCGTTTGCGAGACTGAAGGACATGTACAATGTCATACTGCCGTCAGTTAGACAGGATGATGAGGTGTTCGGCATAATCTACATGCAGGGTACAGCCGGTGACAATGACAATGACTTCGCAGGTGCGAAGGAGATCATGTACCATCCTGACGGATATTACATCTACTCATTCAAGAATGTGTATGACAAGGCCAACCAGGGAAAGCTGAGATTCTGTTTCTTCTTTCCTTCATACCTGAACAGGGAAGGGTGCTACAACAAGGATGGTGTAAGTGATGTGACAATGTCGCTGCTCCGTATCTTCAGTGCGAGATACAAGGTCAAGTACAACTCGGAGGATCCAAGGACAATCATCAAGGCAATAGCAGAAAGGCCTGTCACCCCATCTGAGGCGATGCTTGATGTGAAGAGCAACATGTTCCCATCTGTGGATCTGTCACAGAGGGTTGATGACCTTGACAATGACTCAAGGGCTTTCAGTGACGTGTATGTTGGTGCGCTGGTGTATGGCAAGGACAATGCTGTTGAGTTCACCCCAACGTGTGACACTCCAATAAGGTCATTCCCTCACAAGGACAACAAGATAGCAGGAGCCATAGAGATATGGGAGATGCCGGAGACTGACAAGCAGACAGGGAAGCCTTATGCAGGAAGATACATACTGTCATGTGATCCATATGACGATGACTCATCAAACACGATGTCACTGGGATCAATATTTGTTCTTGACCTTTGGAAGGATGAGCTTGCCGCCGAGTACACAGGAAGGCCCATGTTTGCCGACGACTTCTTCGAGATAGCCATGAAGATGTGCATATTCTACAATGGCATCATGAACTATGAGAACAACAAGAAAGGTCTGTTCGCATATTTCCAGAGCCACAACAGGCTGTACCTGCTTACTGACACACTCGAGTTTTTGAAGGACAAGCAGATGATAAAGGAGAGCTATTATGGCAACAAGGCCAAGGGAACAAACGCCACTCTGCCTATCAACAACTATGGCAGGGCACTTCTCAGGGACTGGTTCATAAAGCCTGTCACCGTTGTAAAGAAAGTTGATGGCCAGGATGTGGAGGTGACTGTTCCAAACCTTACAAAGGTGAGAAGCAGGGCACTGCTTCAGGAAGCCATATCATGGAACAACCTTGGCAACTTTGACCGTATATCATCAATGGGCATGCTTATGCTTTTCAGGCAGGACAGGATCATAGTCTATGGTGGTGATGTCAAGTCACACAATGTCACAGAGAAGGACTACATAGGCAACGATGACTTCTTCAAGCACAACTTTGATGACAGATTCAATGGTCTCAAATCAAAGGATTTGGGAACCTTGATATAAGCGGCTTTAAGCTTTTGTTTTAAAATAGTATTAATTTATTTTTGCAATTAAATTGATTATAATATGTCAGATTTAGATTCACTGCCATCAGAACAGATACCTTCCTCAAAAAAGACGAAGGAGTGGAGAAAGAGGCATCTTGACTGGGCAACCACCAAGACCTTCTTCAACTACTCGCCGGTGAGGAAGAGTGTCATCCACAAGAAGATCAACTATGACCTGCTTGACGGAAAGCTGCATATGCAGGATCTTGAGCTTCTTCTCAATCCTGAGGAGACCAAGACTAACTATATACCAGGGCGCATAGCCCATTATCCCATCATGCTTTCCAAACTGCAGGTACTTCGTGGAGAGGAGCTTGCGAGGGTGTTTGACTTCAGAGTCTGCATCACCAATCCGACAGCCATATCTGAGATTGAGGAAAACAAGAGGAACGAGATTCTTGAGAGACTCAAGAAGATTGTTGCAGGTGGACAGCCGTTTGGCGCAATACCACAACAGCAGCCACAGCAACCTCAGATGCCACAGCAGCCGCAGGATCAGCAGACTCAGGCAATGCAGGGACTGCAGCAGAGCCAGCAGCAGCAGACTCAGGCTGCTCAGAGCCAGCAGCAGAGCCAGCAGGTGAATGAGCAGCTTGACAGGCTGAATGAGTACTTCACCTACCAGTGGCAGGACATGAGGGAGATAAGGGCAAACTGCCTGCTCAACCATTACAGCAAGGAATACAATTTCAAGCTTCTGTTCAACACCGGATTCATGGATGCGCTTACTGTTGCTGAGGAGATATACCATTGTGACATAGTTGGCGGAGAGCCTGTCATAGAGAGGGTGAATCCTTTGAACATACGGATACTGAAGAGCGGATATTCAAACAGGGTTGAGGATGCCGACATCGTCATCCTTGAGGACTACTGGAGTCCTGGCAAGATCATTGACAGATACTACAGATCACTGTCACAGGCTGACATGAAGTACATAGAGAAGATTCCAACGTTTGTAGGCCAGGGAGACACAGACTCAATGGCGCATGATGATCCAAGACTGGAGTTCATCAATCAGAACATGGTGGATGAGGATCTGTCAAACCAGGGATTCTACTTTGATCCACTGAACTCGTTTGGCGGAGGATCATCCACATACTCACTGATGCCTTATGACCTGAATGGAAATGTGAGGGTTGTGAGAATGTACTGGAAAAGCAGAAAGAGAATCAAGGAAGTGAAGTCCTATGACAAGGAGACAGGAGAGGAGGAGTTCAATTTCTACGATGAGTCATACAAGATAGATGAGTCGAAGGGAGAGGAGGAGACAACCTTCTGGATAAACGAGGCATGGGAAGGAACAAAGATTGGCGAGGACATATATGTTGACATGAGACCAAGGCCTATCCAGTACAACAGACTCAATGATCCATCGAGATGCCATTTCGGGTTTGTTGGATCAATATACAATCTGAATGAGGCAAGACCTTGTTCGCTGGTTGATATCATGAAGCAGTACAACTATCTGTATGACGTGATACATGACAGACTCAACAAGATGATGGCCAGGAACTGGGGCAAGCTTGTGAGGGTTGACATGGCCAAGATTCCAAAAGGATGGGAGTTCGAGAAATGGATGTACTTCGCAAAGGCGAATGGAATAGCCTTTGAGGACTCATTCAAGGAAGGCAGCATAGGCACAGCCACAGGCAAGCTTGCAGGTGCGATGAACAACGCATCCAGTGGAGTCATAGACGCTGACTTCGGAAACAACATACAGCAGTATATAAACTTACTTGAATACCTCAAGGGAGAGATGTCCGAGGTTGTCGGAATATCAAAACAGAGGGAAGGACAGATATCCGCATCAGAGACTGTGGGTGGAGTTGAGAGATCGAATCTCCAGTCCAACCATATAACAGAGTGGATATTCGCAGTGCATGACGATGTCAAGAGAAGAGCCACAGAGTGCTTCCTTGAGACAGCCAAGTTTGCAATGAGAGGAAGAAGCAAGAAGTTCAACTATCTCCTTTCTGACAACTCACTCCAGCTTGTGGACATAGACGGAGACCAGTTTGCCGAGTGTGACTATGGCATTGTTCTTGACAATTCAAACATGGCACAGCAGCTCAACCAGAAGATAGAGGAGCTTGCCCAGGCTGCATTGCAGGGACAGCAGCTTTCGTTCAGCGCAATAATGAAGCTGTATTCGTCAGCATCTCTTGCAGAGAAGATGAAGATGGTGGAGAACAACGAGAAGCAGATGTCAGCACAAAAGAACCAGATGCAGCAGATGCAGATGCAGCAGATGCAGCAGCAGGCTCAGATGCAGCAGCAGCAGAAGATGGCGGAACTCCAGACAAAGGAGAAGATAGCTCAGATGGAAAGCGATTCAAGAATAAAGGCTGCAAAGATAAATGCGGAAGGCATAGTAAGAGCGAACATGGATACAGTAAACGCAAAGCTGAGAATGAATACAGACTCATTGCAGGCTGAGACATTGCAGTCCATGGGAGGAGATGGCATTGAGGAGCCTGTTGACCAGTCTGCGAGAAACCAGCTTCAGGAAAGGATGAGACAGTTTGACCAGAAGATGCAGTTTGACAGGGAAAAGGAAATGAACAAGGTTCAGATGGATCAGAACAAGCTTGTCATGGAGCAGGAGAAACTGAAAGCCATGCTGAAGAATAAACCGACAAATAAAAAATAAAAATAGAAAATGGGATTAATAAAGAAACTGACCGGGCAGAATCTCAATAATATGACTGATGAGCAGTTGCAACAGGACATCTATCCTGTTACCTCCATCAAGGCCATATATAATGAGTTCAATGAAAGGCTGGATTGCATATTGAGAAGGCAGGCTGACTATAACCTGTCACTCAAGAAAGCAGGCACCACCAAGTATTCCGAGATAGTGACATATCCTACATTGTCTGATGCTCTGAGCATATTCACCCAGGGCACCAACACTTATGGGGATGCGACATATTTTGGATTGCAGGATTATGGCACAACAATATCTTTCCTTGATAACAATCTCAACAAATGGAGACTGTTCAAATTCAAGTTCACAGGAGGCACGCTGACTGATGCAGAGTGGAACAATGTGAGCAACTGGGAGGAATTGTCAATGTCGTCTGACGATATTGACGAGCTGAGAAAACTGATAACAGCATTGCAGAACAGTCTTGCTGAGACCAATCAGAATGTCAGTTCCCTGTCAACTGCGGTGACAAACCTGCAGGTGAAAGAGCAGGAGCTTGATGACAAGAAGGTTGACAAGTATTCTACCTCACATTATTATGACATCACTACCAGCCGTTATTCTTATGACCTGCAGAGAGTTGTGTCAGTGCCTACAAATGACGGTACATATGGAGCTGTGGATTTCACATTCATGGGACACAGTGGATATACGGAATACAATGATCTGTTGATGATGTCTACTGATGAGAGTGAGAAGGTTGTATCACTGATGACAGATCTGTTCTATACACTGGTTGAGAATATCAATGGAAAGGAATATGTCACATTGTGCACTGTCAACAAAGCCAATCCAAGAAACCTGTTCCAGTTCAACATTGATCTCAACAAGTTCGGATCAACGTACAACAAAGGAGTTACAACTACAGGATCCGACAGACCTGATGTAAAGAATTTTATCTGGTATGACAATGATAATACTGATGGGAGGGATCTGAAATTGTCAGACATACAGACTGCCATTGCTGCAGGTGACTACTCAAAGTATGTTGCACTGAAGAAAGGTCTTGTCATCAAGAGTTCATTCGAGGATACGACTCTTGATTCAAAGACATCATGCATATTGACAATATCATCAACTGATGATACTGCCAAATACAAGGCGGCTGATCTTGTTCAATACACCGACTTCATTGTCAAATGGGACAACACTGCCAGTAAAGGGAATCTGTCCACATTCAAGATGCAGGCTCATACGGTTACTGAGACTGACTCTTCTGGCAACCAGACTACATCCACATCTTACTATGATGCCTCGAAGATATACAGATTCAGTCCTACGTCAAACATTAACGGGTTTACGCTTGTTGGCCCAAAAGACCCAACAAACACAGCCGGGAATGACAGTGTCACATTGTTGACGTATTCCAATTCAGATACCAAGAATGTGATACCTGCAGGATCAATAGTCACACTCACACCACCTGCGACATCCGCTGATGTATGGCTGATAGATGTGAAAAAACCTGATGTGTACAATGTGGACTCGTCAATAGATATAGAGTATGACGAGGATGGAAGGACAAGAATATCAAGAGACACATTGATTGTTCCATTCAATCTTCCTGAGTTTGCAAGTTCAATACCAACTGATTTGAAAGACAAGTATGTGGCTGTTCTTAAAATGCCATATAACTACTCTACATTCAGAGCATTGATTGGAGTAAGTATTCAGGAAGGCAATAGTCCGGCTACTGAACATCAGGGAGGAACTGTTCATCTCATGTTCAGACGAGGAGATGATCTTCAGAACTCGCACTGTTTTTACTATGGAATTAAAAGTGCTACATCTACTGGGCTTACAGATGATGCGCATATGGATAGAATATGTTTCAGATTTGCTGATGCGAATGGTGATATCATAGATATATCTCTTGAAACTAGTAAACAAGATAAACTTACATTTGATGTTACTCCAACTAAAGATAGTACGAATCCAGTTACCTCAGGAGGATTAAAAACTGCATTAGATGCAATAACATTAACTGCAGGTAGTGGAATCCAGATAGATAGTAATCGTATAAACTATAAGGTATTTAATAATGCCTATACAGTAAATAATGATAATAATGAAATAACGCTGTTAACTGGAACTACATTACCAGTATACTATTACTCCAAGGTACTTACAATAGCATTTAAGGAGGAAGGAAGTGCAGCTGCATACGGTGCTACATTTATAGTAGGTGCATCAAATTGGTCAACTGTAAATGAGAATAAGCTAGGAATATATCAAATGTTCTTTAGCTATCATCCTGAAAATGCAGGAGTTGATCATGCAGTGATAAATACTATATCAGGTTATGATGATAAAACTTTATTTGCATATACTGTAGATCAGGTTACTAAATCTGATGCAACCGAGTCAGCTAAAAATGGAGCATACGATATAATAAATGTATACATTAGAGCTACAGTTGATACATTAACTCCAGATTGTAAAGGTGGATATAAAACTACATATCAGAATCCTTGTACAAATATAACTGTATTGAATCAGTCATTTCATGGAAGATTGGCAGGTGTTGTTAGTAATAATGTCATTACATACCTTAATTCAGATTATATATGGTATGGAGTTGAGAAAGATTATGTTAATTCTAATACTAACTCTAACTGGTATACTTCATCATCCAATACAGCTGCATTATCATTACAACCATGGACTACAACTAAGCCAGTTGGTACCTATACATTTACTAAGATTCCTGGTTACGAAATAAAGGATTATAATGAGCAGGTACAGTTCAAGATGTATCAGTTTGATACTACTCCTACTGCAGGAAGTACAAATCCAGTTACATCAGATGGTATATCTGCTGTATTAAAGAAAAAGTGTTCTATTGTAAGTGAAATAACTGTAGCAGAACAAACAAATTTATCTAATCCAGTTGATAGAGGAATATACATCATAAAGAAAATAGATTCAACATCAACAACTCCAGAGTATGGTAGTGCTGATTCATTTGGTGTAAGTTGTTTGTTACCTCATTTGGCTATATATTACAAAGACTCAGATGGTATATTTAAGCATGCTCATTTGCCAATTGGAGAAATAAAGTCATATACATCAATAACAATATCAAGTAACATATTGACATTGACTAAAAATGATGGATCAGTAGAAACAATAACTCTTCCGTCAGTTGACTCAAAAGGAAATGATATAGAATCAACCTATGCTACAAAAACTGAGTTAAATAATCACGTTACTGATCTTAGCAATCCACATAAGGTAACTAAATCTCAAGTAGGATTAGGTAATGTAGATAATACTTCAGATATAGATAAACCTATATCTACTGCTACTCAAACTGCATTAGATAATAAACAAGTTAAAGGAGATTACGCATTAAATTCTTCACTTGATAATTATGTATTAAAAGAGGATGGTAAGGGTTTAAGTACCAATGACTATACTAATGATGAGAAAACTAAGTTAGCTAGTATTTCTATACAACCATTCGACCTTCTCGATAGCAACGAGGTAGGAACATTTTGGACGCAAACAAGTACTAACTCTATCGCCGTTCCGTTTATGACTGATTCAAAAGTTGTAACAAACAAAGTCAGAATTTTTATAAATTCAACAGCAGGCGCAAAAATACGATGTGCGATTTACAAGAAGGAGTCATCTGTACTTTCTTTGGTTACGCAGACGCAATTGTACACAGGTAATGGGGGCTAATTTTGTAGACATTCCATTCGAGACTGTTGCCACACTTGACAGCGATACGCTCTATTTTTTCGCATTTGAGTGCAGCAGCAGCGATTCAACTTTTTTGGGCAAGCAAATCAACGCCGGCTTGATGTGTTTTTCTTTTACTGTGTACAAAGGAGACGCTTTTAACGCGGATTCCGACACTTTTAAATCTCAATATCCTACCGACGGAGTTGTCGATGGTAACGTATTTATTCCATATTTTAAAATCATTTGACGATGTTGCAACACTTATTAAACAAGCAGATGTTGGCGATATGTGTTATAATTGCCGTCGCCGTGTTTCTTGCAATTCTTCTTGACTTGATTTGCGGATTACACAAAGCGAAAGGGATACATAAAGTCAAGGGTTATCATCCGTGATACCATCATGCTGAAGCAGACAATACCAAAGGGGGCAACCCCCATTGATATTGACACTGTGATAAACAAGAAGTGGTATCAGATAGAGATTGACTATCGTGGATCAAAGTGTGATGACTGCAATGACACTCTTGTTGTATCTCCAAGACTTACATCAGAGAAATATGTGACAGTAAGTGTAACAAAGGAATTTGTTGACACTCCCAAAAAAATCTGGTTATTCCGGATCTTTCAAAAGAAGAGAGATGTGGTTGATGTAAATATTCAGGAAAGCAACCCATACATTTACTCGGATACGAATAAATTTGTGGAGATTGTTAAATGAATGTAGTATGAAACAAAATAGTATTAAAAAGATGTTTACAAAACTTGTTGATCTTATAGGCTGCATATACAAGAACAACTCACATGCGTGGGTGTCAGTCTGTATAGTGTTTATAGTCGGAGTCCTTGGCAATGTTGGATATGCCATACTGATCATGCTTCTGCTTTCCATAGTGGATTTTATTTTTGGTATTGTGGCATCTGTAAAACAGGGCAAGGGAATCGAGAGTTCAAAACTCAGGGATACTCCCATGAAGATATTTGTCTATGTCACCATAGTGCTTGTCATGTTTGGTCTTGACTGTATCCTGGGATATCTGCTTAACATCCAGTCAAAGTACATATCTCTCTTATGCTGCGCTGCTCTGTCAGGAGTCGAGGCCTGGTCTATCATAGGAAACCTTGCAATCTCGTTTGAGAATGTAAGAGCCATCCCTATTATCCAGAGACTGCTTGCAAGCGAGATAAACAAAAAGACAGGTGTGTCACAGGAGGAACTCGACAAGGCAATAAAGGAGGAAACAAAATAATGGAGATCACTCTTATCAGATTCGCATACAGATCAGATTATACAATAGGCAAGATGTATGTCAACGATGCCTATTTCTGTGATACACTGGAAGATACAAACAGAGATTTAAACAAGAACGGGAGATTTGACAATGGTGAAACTAAAGTGTATGGTAGCACTTGCATTCCTTTTGGTCATGTATACTGTGTGACTTACGATATCTGCTAAATTCAAACGAGAGTTCTTCCTACTCCTTGGTTGGAGTTCCTAATTTTGATGGTGTTAGAATTCATCGTGGTAATGTGCCTGCTGATACCTTGGGGTGTATTCTAGTAGGAGAGAACAAAATAAAAGGGAAGGTCATCAACAGTACACCTTATGAGGAGAAGCTTGTTCAAATGATGAAAGCTGCCAAAGGTCGTGGAGAAACCATAAGCATCACAATAAAATGACCTTTCCTTTTCTGTCAAAGAAGCTGCATAACAAAATATGCAGCTTTTTTGTTATGTCAAATAAGAAAAATTATAAGGAATAAATTAAATCTATTGACATCTTGAGTTTGATGTCAATGTGACATATATTTGCGCACAAAAAATTATACAAGCATGGATGAAGGATTAAGCCAGGACAACATTCTCGATGATGAGGGGATGGATGCCCTATTCGGAAAGTTACCAGATGAATTAAGAAATGGCACTGAGGAAAAGACTGTTGAGGATAAGCCTAATGAGAATGGCGTTAAGACGAAGGAACAACCTGAGGTTGATTCAGCCATTACGGACAATGACACTAAAATTGTCCCCGACAGCTCTGTTCAGGAAGAGCCACTCGAAAATGAGGATCCAGATAAGGATACTTCAGATGAGGATGAAACTGATGATGATACAGATGATGAGGAGGATGAGACAGATGAGAAGGATGATGCTAAGGATGGCAGTGTATTTCAGAGTCTATCTAAAGCCCTGATGGATTCTGGTATTCTCACCGGAGTATCAGAGGATGACATAAAGAATGTCAAGAGTTCTGATGATTTCCTGTATAACGTCATCAACAAGGAAGTGAACAGCAGGGTTGATGATACCACAAAAAGAGTCTATGCTGCAATGACAGCAGGAGTCGAGGTTCCTGAGATTCAGAAATATGAAAGGACAATACAGACTCTGTCATCAATCACTGATGATGCGATAACCAATGAAGGGCAGGAAGGGGAGAATCTGAGAAAGCAGCTGATCTATTCAGACTACATCAACAGAGGTTTCTCCAAAGAGAAGGCCACCAAGGAAGTGCAAAAGTCTTTCTCCTCAGGTTCTGACATTGATGATGCCAAGGATGCGCTGAGAGGGAATCTTGATTTCTTCAACGCACAGTATCATGGAATGATAGAGGCATCACAGAAACAGCAGGCTGCCTATGCAGAGGAGAGAAAGAAGCAGGCAATCCAGCTGAAGGACTCAATCCTCAATGACAAGGATTTCTTTGGAAGTTTCGAGGTTGACAAGCCAACCAGAAAAAAGGTTTATGACACAATCATGAAACCGGTATACAAGGATGAGGAGACTGGCGCTGTGCTCACTGAGATGCAGAAATATGAGAAGGATGACAGACTCGCTTTCCTGAAGAATCTGGGATTGTGCTACACTCTTACAAACGGGTTCAAGGATTTTGGAGGTCTGCTAAAAGGTCAGGTCAAGAAAGAGATGAACAAAAGCATGAGAGAGCTTGAGCACAAGCTTCAGAACACAAGAGGATTCCAGGATGGATCCTTGAGACTGGTAGGTGGAGTAAGTGATGATCCTGAGGCTGTGATAGGCAAGGGATGGGATTTGGATGTGTAATTAAATAATAGAATATAATATGGCAGGTAGTTTAGGAAAGTTCCAATCTTTCAACGCAACTAATTGGAAGGGAACAAAAACCTCCAACTTCCTGGGAAGCATTTTTCATAGTGCCCCTCAGAAAGCTTCGGAGATGATGGTGGAATTGATGGCATTTAGAACTGGCAAGACTCTTGAGTCTTTCCTGTCTAAATATCCAACCAAGCAGTTTGAGACGGATGATGAGTTCTACTGGGATGTAGTGGGTTCTTCTCGCAGAAACATTCCTTTGATTGAGGCAAGAGATGAGGATGGTGTTGTTGTCACTGCAACAAGTGACAACATTGGCGCAAATGTTGCACCATTCTATCTTGTATTTGGTGAGGACTGGTTTGCCGATGGTGAGTACATTGTTGGTAATCTTAACGAGATTTATCAGTTCAGAATCCTTGGCAATGCCAAGATGGAAGGATCAAACGCAGTCTACAAGGTAGAGCTTGCAGGTGGCAACCTTGATGGTGTGCCTGCTGAGAGATTGCTGATTGGTGAGAAGTTCAGTGTTGAGTCTGCTTTCGTTGAGGCTGAGCTATCAAGAAAGGTTGGTGATGTGAGATTCACTTCTCCAGTCTCAATGAGAAATGAGTGGTCAACAGTCAGAATCAGCCACAAGGAACCAGGTTCATCAATGATCAAGAAAAAGATCGGCCTTATTGTTCCATTTGTCAAGGTTGATGACAATGGCATGCAACAGAAGATGAATGTGGACACTTGGACAACTTATGTTGACTATGTTGTTGAAAAGCAGTTCAAGGACTACAAGAATTATGCTTACGCATTTGGCAGAAGCAACCGTAACAAGAATGGTGAATATCTGAACATCGGTAAGTCTGGTATTGCCATCAAGACTGGTGCAGGTCTGTTTGAACAGATGGAGGTTTCAAATACGATGTACTACAATAAGTTCAGCCTGAAGCTGCTTGAGGATGCTTTGTATGAAATCTCTGCAGCCAAACTGGATTTCGGTGAAAGAACATTCATCGTTAAAACAGGTGAGCGTGGTGCAGCACAGTTCAACAAGGCTGTATTGCAGACTGTGTCTGGTTGGACTCAGTTTTATATTGATAACAACTCAACCCACGTTGTTGAGAAAACGCAGACAGAGCTTCACTCAAATGGTTTGAGCGCAGGCTTCCAGTTTGTAGAATACAAGGCACCTAACAATGTGAGAATCAAGGTTGAGGTGGATCCATTCTATGATGACCTGTACAGAAACAAGATCATGCATCCGGATGGTGGTCCAGCTTTCTCTTACAGATATGACATCATGGATATTGGTACCATGGATCAGCCAAACATCTTCAAGTGCGCCATCAAGAACCAGCCAGAGCTGCGTGGTTACAAATGGGGCATGGCAAATCCTTTCACTGATGCCACATTCAATGTGAGCATGGGACAGGATGAGGATTCTGCTGAGATCCACAAGATGGCCAAACTTGGCATCTGTGTGCTTGATCCTACGAGAACCATGTCTTTGATTCCTGCTGTATTGCAAGGTTAAAAAAAAACAGCTAATTTTGAGGGGTGGATATTTTATATCCATCCCTTTTTGTTTAATAAAAAAAATACAGATAATGAAAAGCAAAACAAAAGAAGAAACGTTGGATGTCCAGGAAGAAGGCTGGAGTATTGATGCTGAACATGAGAAAGAGACTCTTGTCGAGAAACCCATTGTCAGTCAGAAAATGAGCCAGAGCACGAATGATGCTCCTGGCAAGTACAGAAGCATGAATGACAGTACACTCATCAACTGCCTCAGAAATGAGAGGATCATTGTGAGATCAATTCCAAAACATTCGATAGTGTCTGATCCAAAGCATATCCTGTTTGGCAAGATGTCACCTGACGCAAAGAAGATGTTTGTTGTCCCTACGACAGCAAACGGGAATTATGAGCAGGTTCTTACTGCAAGTGAGCAGGCGTATCTTGAGGATATCATGGGACTTGAGAAAGGATCAATGTCAATCTTCAGAAAGGAAAACAACTTCTGGGATGACACCACTGAGTTCGGTGTGTCGAAAGTCACTCTCACCAAGGGAGACAACTATCTTGATCTGTCAAATCCGGAGGACTTCATCAAGTACAAGATTCTTCTGACAAACAAGAACTTCATTTGTCCATCCCATGATGAGCTTAAAAGAAAGCCCAAGGAGAGCTATCTGTTTGAGATAGTAAGACAGGATGAGGAGAACAATGATGCCGCAAGCAACATGAATGTGACCACCCAGTGCTATCTTGAATATGGCAAGATCTCAGAGAACTTTGATCTGCTGAGAGAGATTGTTGACGAGCTTAACAACAGACCTACATCAGCCAATGTCAAGCTGTCATGGATCCAGGGTGAGATCAATAATCTTATCCAGTCAAATCCACAGAAGTTCATGAACGTGATCAAGGATCCTTTGCTTGGCACAAAGGTGCTTATCAAGAAATGCAATGAGGCAGGCCTGATAAGCAAGAGAGGTGATTTCTATTATCTGAAGAGCGATGGTTCTCCATTATGTGATGATGGCCAGGATCCAACACTTCCTGTCGCAGCCAGATATCTCAATATGCCGAGACACCAGGAACTCATGTTCAATCTGGAATCAAAACTAAAATAAATGAATATTCCTGAATTTTCAACGCAGTTCGATATTCTGTACAACAATATCATGAGCAACAATGCTCCTGGTCTTGATGAGTATGAGAAGTCTGTCTGTCTTACGAAAGCTCAGATGGAACTGGTTAAAAACTATTTCAATCCACTGGGCAACAAGTACAAGACTGGATTTGAGCAGTCCATAAAGAGACTTACTGATTTCTCCACTCTCATCCTTGCTGTCAATCTGAACCCTGCCAGTGTTTCTCAGTCATACAAAGACTATTCAAAATTCGATGACAGAAGCATCGTGTATGCTTATCCAAAGGATTTTCTTTTCGCCATCAATGACACAGCGACAGAGACAGAGAAGGATGGCACAGTAAGAAAGATCACCATTGCGCCAATAGACTTTGGCACATATACAAGACTGATGAACAAGCCATACAAGCAGCCTCATAAGGATCAGGCATGGAAACTGTTTGTCAATCCTGTGGATATGGACAATTATGATCTTGATGAAGTGCCGACTGTCTATTTTGAGGTGATAACGCATGAGGGAAGCACGCTTGGCAACTACAAGCTGAGATATGTGCGGAAGCCAAGACCTATCATACTTGAGGATCTGTCGTTGACAGGAACATCAATAAATGGGGAGACGGCACCAAGGACATCTGAACTCAATCCTGAGATGCATGATGAGATCCTGCAGAGAGCTGTCGAGATTGCCAAAGGTCTTTATCCAGATGATATCAACACAGCTGTAACTCTTGGAGGGAGGTCAGAATGAAAGCGGAAGAAATGTCAAACGAGTTTGATGCACTGTGGAACACATTTGTCACAGAGGATCCAAACAACACAGCACTGCAGGGTGTGGTGTTCGATGAGTATGAGAAATCACTGTTCCTCACCAAGGCACAGGAAGAGCTGGTCAGAATGTTGTACACTGGAAGAGCTATGCCAATAGGCCCATTTGAGAAAACAGAGGAGACAAGAAGGGCTTTGTCAAAGCTGGTAAAGACGGTTGTCATAACAGACGGGAGTCAGAAGCCTGATAAAGATGGAGTTATAGCCTTGTCAGATACCTCGATCTTTTATACCTTGCCATCGGATTTGATGTATATCACATATGAGTCAGTGACTCTCAATGGGCCAGACTGCTATGCAGGTGACAGACTTGAGGTGATACCATGCACACAGGATGAGTATCACAGGATAAGCAAGAATCCGTTTAGGGGGCCAAACAAGAGAAGGGTTCTCAGACTTGACACAACATGGGGACAGGCAGAGCTGATATGCTCATTCGGTGCAATGTACATAAAATCATATCTTGTGAGATATGTACGGAAACCGAAACCCATCATACTTGCTGATCTGCCCACATCATCAGGATACAATGTATCCATAGACGGAGAGACAGCAAAGACATCCTATGGTGACAGCAAGTCATGCTGTGAGCTTGAGGAGTCGGTGCAGAGAATGATTCTTGACAATGCTGTCCAGATGGCAGTAAAGAGCAAGCTGGCACTGAGAGGCCAGCAACAGAAACAACAGAAGTCCCAGGATGAGGATCAGGGACAGTAATATATTTAAGTTTAATTTAATTTTTTGATTATGGCTATTTTTGGAGCGAATCAAGTAGGCCAGTTCTATCTGGCAAAAAAACAGGTTACCGCAGTTGCTGATCTGACTGCAAAGACAGCGGCACCTGGAGACACCATGCTGAAACAGGGAAAGGTTGACAAGAGTTTTTATCTCACCCAAGTGGGCATGGGAGGTATAGTAAGATCTGATTTGGTAGGCATCAAGGAAGTTGAGTCTGTCAAAGGCACATCCGCCAAGAAACTGCAGCTTCCACTTAGACGTCAGAAGATCATCCTTGATCCTACTGTCAACGGTGGTCTGCCAATCTCTGGCCAGGATTACCTGCTGAGACTGATCATCAAGAACTACATCGGTTTCTCTGATGAGGACTGGTACATCAAGGAAGGCTGTGTCCATGCTGTTGCAGCAATGACGGCATCAGCCTTCTATGTTCAGATGGCATTGTCTTTGGCTATCAACTTCCAGAAGGAGGCAGCAAAGATCTTCTCTTTCTACCTTACTGACGGAACCACAGAGACAGAGGTTCTGCCCAAGACAAAAGCGGCAGATCTTACTGGCACATACACAGGCATCGTGATTGAGGAATATCCACAGGAATGGATCCTTGGCATGAAGGCTGTTGATATTGTCAAGTTCGAGTGCCAGACTCCTGAGGTTACACTGAAAGATGACACATTCCTTTGGGGTGTTGTTACCAATGAGACTCCTAAGGTTGTCATTGGCAATGGCGAAAGAACAGCTGATATGGAATACTACTTCATGGGTGAGAGAGGTGACAGATACCGCAAGATGGGTTATCCTTACATCATCAACCAGAAATACATGGTTGATCCTACACTGGAGTATGACTTCATCAATATCCATTATGCCTTCACTGGAGACAACTCGGATAATGGGAAGTCAGAGAAGGACATGATCATAGCTGTGCCTGCCACAGTGACCACCACTGATGGTACAAAGACTTATGACCATACTTTGGCCAATAAGTTCATCACATCGTTGAATGGCTTTGGTCTGAATGCTGAGGCTATCGCAGACTGATATTGATATATTACCAACTAAAAGGAGTGGTTTGCAAAAGCCTCTCCTTTTTTTATAAACAAGCATATGATACATTTTGAAACATTGAATGTCGGAGATGATGGCCTGACACTTAATCTGAAGGTATCTCTTGATACCAATTCCATCTATACGGACATAGTCATCTCCGGCATAAGGATATATCCGGAGACCAATTTTGTATCCACTGACTCTCCTGGCACAGCCATCTATGAGAAGCTGTATGACGCATCAACAGCGTCAAACACTGTGGAGATGGCAATACTTCCCACAGATCTTACTGATCCACTCATAGTGGATTTCAAGAGCAATCTGTTCTTTGTGCTGATAGAGTGCAAGCTAAAGACAGTTGATGCAGAGGGAAACACCGTACTGAAGTCACTGGAGTTCTCTGATCTCAAATGTCCTGACAAAGGATATCCTTCCGGTGTTGGTGTGACCTGCTGGAAATATCCTGTTTATCAGGCATCAATGAACTTCGTCAGGGAAGTGGAGAATAATTGTTGTGACATACCAAAGTCTTTTTTGGACTTTATCCTCAGGATAAATGCGTTTAGATTTGCAGTCAGAACAAAGAACTATGTTCTTGCCATCAAGTACTGGAAGAAGTTTCTATTAAGCTCCTCACTGAGAAAGGACACAACAAAGAGAGGCTGCGGATGCAGGGATGTCACAACAGACAACACTGATGATCCAGGACTTGAGACGGGGGATCTGGTTGTAAAAGGATGCGGATGCAATGGAAATTGATGATGTTACACATGAGGCACTGAGAAGATATTTCAATGTGCTGTCGAAGTTCGGATACAAGAAGTATCCGGATGTGATGAAACTGGTTGCTCTGATCTACATAGCTGACTTTATTAAAGAGTTCTCATCCATGATCACTGTGCAGGATTCCAGGGATCTGCAAAGGATGCTCTACTGTCTGTATGGCGCTACCTGTCTGATTCCATATAAGGATAACCAGACCAGTGCAGCGGTGGGCTGTGTTCATTAGGCTCTTTTTCATTCTGTATAGTTTTTTTTTGACTCTTGTAGATGTACCCACTAAAGGGTATATTTGCAAGAGTTTATTATTTATGTCCTATGAATACATACAAGGAAGTCGTTTACATGATACTTGATGAGCTGAAGCTCTTTTCTGATGATGCTGTCTACACGGAGGACCATATAGTCTATATGGCCAGCAAGTGCAGATCGTATATCCTGAAGCAGCAGTATTCAAGTGTGAAGAGGGCAATACCAGAGTCAGACTATCAGGAACTCTGCATAGATCTGGAGGAGGTTCCTGCCATTGACGGAGAGCCGTGTGAGGGAGGATATTATCTAAGAAGCACAAAGCCTATCCCGTACATAATGCCGATAGGCAACCCTTCTGTCTATCCACTGGACTTCTATCAGGGTGACATTGCGTTCATTCCAAGAGAGAGAATGAAGTATGTGGGACACAACAAGTATCTGAAGAATATCATCTATTGCTCGATAGCTCCCAATGGCTATCTGTATTTCAAGTCAGCCAATCCCCAGTTTCTTTATCTTGAGAAGGTGAGGGTTAATGCCATCTTTGAGGATCCAGACAAGGCATCAGAGCTTCAGTGCAACACAACAGCCTGTGAGGATATCCTGGACAAGGAGTTTCCTTTGGAGGATTCATTCATACCAATGCTCATACAGATGTGTGTGAAAGAGATCGCAGGTGTTGAATATCATCCTACTGACGAGATCAATGATGCTGTGGATACCAATCCAAAAGCCGCAGCTGCAATGCAGCAGGCATCACAACCACAGCAGGCAAATGGGTAAGACAGGATCACATAAGAGATATGCCATGAATAACAGATCCACAAGAGACCTGTATTATAAGGCAAGGGAACTCAGTCCGAAACCAATGGAGGGAATTGATGATGACAAGTTCTTCAGGGTGGTGTCAGGAATGAACAGACTGATTGCAGAGGAAATAGAAAATGGGCAAACCGTTGATTTTCCTTGCGCAATGGGAAAGGTGTTCATCAAGAAATTTGACATGAAACCACGGATTGGTGATGATGGCAAATTGCTGGTTCCCAGTTATATAGACTGGAAAGCAACACTAAAAAGCTGGAAAGAGGATCCTGAATTGCAGAAAGAGAGAATCACTATAAAATATCCGATTCATCCATTTTATAGGATTGTATATGACAAGACATATTCAAAGCATACCAACAAGATGTACTTCGGATTTGTGTTTGCCAGGAGTGTGAGACAGGCTTTCTCTAAAAACATACAGGATGGAATGAATTGTGGTTTTACTAAAAAATACTGATTATGGCGCAACAATATACAAATATAAGACTTGTCCTTGACAAGGTTATGAGGCATCCGTTGATGAGGGATCTCACTCTTGAGACTGCCGTTGACTACTGTGTGGACTTCATGAGACTGGTTGGAGTTCCTGAGATGTTCGAGGAGAAGGATGCGGTGATAAAGATTGACGACTACAGAGGAAAGCTTCCATGTGATTACTATGATGTCATCCAGGTAAGAAGCTGCAAGAGCACAGGAGTGCAGAACAAGATAGCATACAGATATGCCACAGACTCCTTCCATCTTAGCAAGAGCCATGATGGTGATACAGACAGGACATACAAGATTCAGAACAATATGATATTCACATCAAGAAAGGATGAGGATGTCGAGATGGCATACAGGGCCATAGCAGTTGATGAGGAAGGATATCCAAAGATAATAGACAACGCAGACTTCATAAGAGCGTTGCAGATGTATATCAAGAAGGAATGGTTCACCACACTCAATGATCTTGGCAGACTGAGCCAGCAGGCTTACCAGCAGTGTCTGCAGGATTATGCGTGGGCTGTAGGATGCTGTGAGAGTGAGTTCCAGAGAATGACAATAGACAAGGCAGAGAGTTTCTTTGCCTCATTCAGGACATTGCTCATGAGACCATATGAACATCAGCATGGATTCAAGAATGACGGAATACAAGAAAGATTGAAAGCAAGATGAGGAATATAGAAAATTTCAATCCAATGGGTATGGTCAAGGATCTTAACCCGTTGGCGTCAGAATATACCAATCATGTATTTGATGCGATGAATATCAGATTCAACGTGTTCAATGACAATGTGCTTGGCGGATTCCAGAATGAGAAGGGGACAAAGTTCGCAATGGATTATCTTGCGAAAGCTGACAACTGGGACAAGTCCCTTGTTCCTGTTGATGACTATGGAGACTGGATCAACGGATTGCCAATAGGCACCGCTGTCATCCAGGGGCAGCTTGTTGTGTTCACCACCGGGGATGAGGATACCGTGACTGATATCAATCCTGATGGGGATACCGATGTTCCAATCAATCCCAATGATGACCATTCTGACATGACATACAGTTCTGAATCTGCTGACAGGATATACAAGTTCTGGATGGAGGATGGCAATCTGCATGGGAAGCTGCTGTACAAAGGAGAACTTGGATTTGATCCATACCATCCAATAGAATGTGTGACATATTATGAGAATGAGGCCATACAGAAAGTCTACTGGACTGATGGACTCAACCAGCCACGAATGATAAATATCCAATCTGAAGTCAGCTTTGAGACTGATGGCAGTTTCTCATTTGATTTCTTCAAAGAGATAAATCTGGATGCTGTTGTTGACATCTCATGGGTGAATGAGAGTGGTCTGTTTACAGCAGGAACAATACAGTATGCTTTGACATACGTTTCATTTTATGGATCAGAAAGCAATATATTTTATTCATCTCCATTGTATTACTGTACAGAACTTGACAGAGGTGGAAGCCCTGATCCTGAAACATGTATAGGAGCTTTCAGGATAACAATGAAGAATCTGGATTCTCATTTCAGAAATGTCAGAATATACAGTATCTATAGAAGCTCTGTAAATTCCACTCCGGTTGTGAAGATTGTTTCTGAACCTACAATCATAGGCGGAGAGATAACATATACAGATACAAACACAAATGGCACTATCGAGGATGCAACAAGATTGCTGTATGTAGGAGGAACAGAATTGGTGTTTGGCACAATGAGTGACAAGTCTAATGTACTGTTTGCAGGAGATCTTACCATAAAGAGACCTGTTATCAATTCAACCATCAAAGAGAAGATTCAGAAACTGTCAGGAAACCTCACTCATGAATATGAGAAAAGACCATTGGCAGAAGATATGACTTCTGTTTATCCATACTATTTTCAGCTTCATGATAATTCAAATGAAGTCAAAGGATTCATGAAAGGAGAATGGTATAGACTTGGTTTGCAATTCCAGTACAAGGATGGATCATGGTCTGAGGTGGTATATTACAGAGATTTGAGAATAGACTTCGCAACATACATGGGAGATGATTCAACTTGGTCTAATCCGGTTGATGTTACTAATGGAAATGTATATAACAAGGTTTATCTGAAGCTTGATCTTGATAGTGATATAACTGAAACTCTTATAAAGAGTGGATATATTAATGCAAGAGCTGTTATAGTATGTCCAACTGAATCAACCAGGAATGTGATTGCATCCGGTGTTGTGAATCCGACTGTATATCAAAGAAAACTAAGAAGAGATAACAATCCAATGGTTATGTCCTCTTGGTGTTTTAGGCCAGATAATATATTTGGGAAAAACTTATATGCACCAGAATCTGATACAGATGCAGACAGAACCAAATATTTTTATGAGGCAAATAGGAAAGATTCAGAAAAGGAATATAGTCATGGATATCCATTGGGAACGAGAAGCCATTTGAACTATGATTCAAATAGATCATCAAATGGAGATTTTAACGGCACATTATGTGGAGAATGGGGACATTATATAAGTGGCCCTAATTTTTGGTCACATGGTTCCGAGGAATTGATTACTGATTATTTCTATGGATTTGAAAGTAGAAATGTGGAAATAGAAGGAATGTTGATTAATGGTTCCATACAAACAGATCAAAACACATTAAGCTCTGATAATGAAAGATATGATCCATATTTCTTTGTTGACAGGAGTGTTGTTACATTAAACTCTCCAGACATTGAATTTGTTGATTCTATAAATATAACATCTGCCAAATTCAGATTAATAGGTGTAATTCCAATAACAAGCACGGCTGTTAAAATACAGGTGTCTGCCTCAAATTTATATTCATATAGTTACGATGGACAATCGTTTCCTACAGAGGGATTGAAGTTCCCTTCCACATTATATCAATTATATGATGATACCAATTTTTATGGATATGCCAATTATCCATGTTGGGTGGATTATGCTCCAAATAGACGAGCGAATAAAAAAGGATGGTTTCAGATGGCATATTCAATTTATCCATGGCAATCATCAGGCTCACTATGTAATGGATTTGATGACACATTGAATAAGGATATATCTCTTTTGACAAACAAGAAATATACAGAGATGCTTATTTCTTCATGTTATTATTCGTTGAGTGATCCTATTTATATGCAATCATTATCTCCTGTTCTATATGACAATACAGAATCAAATGGAATAAAATATCTTGGGAAAAGATCTGTCGATTCTACAAGAAACATATTATACGAAGGAAATGTATCTTTCAATTTTAATCCTGCACAAGTTCAAACACTGAAATATGGAAGTCCATTTTTTAATGTCGGCACAAACAAACATGGTAATTGGGCTGATACTCCATATGTTTTTTATGATAATTCTGATTTAGAAAATTTATTTAAATATCATATATCTCCTTTGAATGTCAAATTTGGTTCACATCAAATGCCGATTGATGGAGCCAATTTATCATCCACATTTGTTTACAATTCATGGCATGGAGACGGAAGCACCGGTCATACAGTACAGCCTAATACCTTGCATTATTTACAAATAAGTGGAGGTGGATCAGATGGAGATATATCAAATCCAGCTTTATACAAAACAACTGATACTGTATATAATGAATGGCAAATAGGATCAAGCATGCAAAGGATTGTCAGATCCTCAAACACATTGATTGATTTTAAATCTACCAAACATATAGTTGTTACATTTGATTTTACAAAAGACGGGAATTATTACTTGCCATTCTTATATACTCTTGAAAAGAACACAGGAGTAGCCACATCGTATTATGATGAGTTGCCAACATTTGTAAACAAGATAATTAGTCCAAACAAAATCTCAAATGACATAGATAAGGAGGCTGGTTCTTATGGAAACAATCTGTTTGAATCATCAGATATGGATCCAGCCAGAAAATTGAATATAGTTAAGTATTTATGGATTGGAGAATTATACAGAGAGAATACTCCGGAAGATATATTTGGTGGAACAACTGAGGAAGCTCTTGAACAGAATGTATGGCTTGTCTCCGGGCCAACAGTAAAACTTGGACAACCCATATTATGGAAAGAAGGAGATACTTATTATCAGAGATACGACTGTCTGAAAACATATCCATCATCCTATGATGACGCAAATAAGAATCAGACATCAGAGATACTGTCCTATATGGCAATGACGAGAGTCAACATAGAAGGCAGGTATGACAGAAACAGAGCTTTGTTTGACAATATGTTGAATTGGAATACATCCAATTTCAATCTGATGAACAAGGCTTATACCCAAGAGAATAACTATTTTGAATATCAGACACTTAATTCCGGGAAGGTAAACCTGTCAAGATTCCCAACCAGAATAACATGGTCTACAACCAAAATCCCTGGATCAGTCGATGATGCATGGACAAACATGACTATGGCGTCAACTCTTGACATGGATGGAGACAAGGGAGCTGTCAGAGCTTTAAGAAGAGTAAACAATGAATTGCTTTGTTTCCAGGACAAGTCTGTTTCAAGAATACTGTTCAATGAGAATTTCCAATTCTCAACAGAGAATGGGAATCCTGTACAGATAGCCAATTCCGGAAAGGTGAATGGCTATACTCCATTAAGCAATATCATTGGCTGTAAAAACAAGTGGAGCATTTCTGTTGCAATGGATAAAGTATTCTTTCTTGATTCTCAAACGAAAGCTGCTTATTTTATAGACGCCACACAGCCAACACAGGTTCAGCTTGCAAGCGAGTCATTGAAGATGAATAAATATTTCCACTCAAGAACGGATCTCAATTCTGTGTGGAATCCTGTTGACAGACTTGGTGGAACATCATTCTATGACAAGAGATTCAGGGATGTGTTTCTTTCTTTCACTGATACCACTCTCGCTTATTGTGAGTCCATAGGATTGTACTCTTCATTCTATAATTACGAGACAGCATTGTTCTTCAACAACATTGAGGATAATGGAATATGGATTAGCAAGAGCAGGGACAGGACTTCCAATGCGGCAGGCAAATACAAATTGTGGTTTGACAAGCAGGGTAATTACAATCAATTCTTTGATGAATATCGACCATATTCAGTAACTTTGCTTGCGAATGACAGAAATATTAATGACAAGGTATTTGACAGCCTTGAATATAGGGGAGACTCATTTGACAATGATGTTCTTGTTCCGGAGGATACATTTGACAAGATGACAGTATGGGATGAGTTCCAGAAAGGAATATCTGATTTGAAGAGAACAGTAAATCACATTTCCAATCTTCAGAGGAAATTCAGAATATGGAGAGTGGTTGTTCCAAGAGATACAGAGAACTCTGATATAAGACAGAAGAGAAACAGGATAAGAAATCCATGGGCTTATATCAAATTGGAAAAACACAATGTCGATGCTACAAACTCATTCAAGAGTGTTGTCAGAGATTTGGCATTGAGTTATTTTGATTATGACCTGTCTGAGGATATGAAGAGATACAAAGCAAAATTGGCGAAAGCCGCAAAAGAAGATAAAGCATGAAAATAAAAAGAAACAATAAGTCGATGACCATAGATGTTTCCAATGGCAAGCTTCAGAAAAAGTTTGCTACCGGAGGTCATCTATATGAATTTGGGACTGAAGATTTCAGCCTCAAACCAACTTCATCCAACATAAATCTCAGTGAAGGGACACAACCAACCACAACCACCACTCCAAATGGATTGCATTATAGTAATGCGATTGATTTGAGTGTTGCAACAAAAGGCAATAATTCCACAACACCTAATGGACTTCCCAATGGAGCTGGATCCATGGATCTTGGTAAAGGCAAAGAAACAACTCCATCCACTCCATCAAAAAATATTTCGGCTTCAAATGCACTTAGTGGAGTTAGTGGCATTATTCAGGCAGGTGTTGAGGGGTATGGAAAAAATGCACAGATCAATGATATGTCAACCACAAAGACAGAAGCTCGTGATCTTGGCAGTAAACCAACAAACGACTCATCATTCCAGTCATTGAATCAGAATGTTGCTGATACAAAATTGATGAATGGAGTTTCTTTTAGGGATGTCAGAGGTGGATCTGACGGACAAAGATTTATGAACACTCTTGGAAGTACTGTCAATGGAGCTGCTTCTGGAGCATCAATGGGACCATATGGTGCTCTTGCAGGTGCAGTAATTGGATTAGGATCCGGAGTTGCAGGATGGATTGCAGGTGGATCAAAAGCAAGAAGGGAACAGAGAAGAGTTAACAACCTGATAAATCATGCAAATGAGGAATATACAACCAATGCTGCTAATCAGGTTTATAATATACAAAATCAAACAATGGCAAATCAAGGAAGAAATTATTTTGCACAAGGAGGTCATTTGTTCGCAGGTGGAACGGGACTTCCTTCATATCCATATCTGAGTGTGCCACAAAGACAATGGTCATACTCCACACCTTATGTCGATTATGCAGGAAGAATATCATCATTCAATCCATACAACACAGGACTTGTTGATCCTGAGACAGGTGCCTATCAGTTGAAACCTGTGGTGATAAAAGCAAAACCGGAACCAATGGCTGCAAGAATATCAGCCAATGCGAAGGAAGAAAAAAAAGCTGCTGAGCAGGCGAGACTTGAGGCAGAGGAGGTTGCCAGGGTTAAGAAGAACCATCCAATGACAGACTCTGATTATGACCAGTCAAGCATATTCAATCAGCCTACACAGCATCCATATCTGTATTCCCTTGCACATGATGGAGGATATTCTCCATCACAGACATGGCAGTCTGCAAAAGAAGGTATGGCGGCAGCCCTTGCTGCTCCTGCTGCAATAGCTGGTGCAGGAGCCATTGGTGCGGCAGGAGGAATAGGCAATGTGCTTAATGCTCCAACCATCATAGGAGGAAGGATAGCATCCGCCGCAGGGCTTCCTGCTTATTATGGAAGCACAGCTGTTGATGCTGCGTTTGCCGCACATGGTGCCAATACTCTGAAGGATCTTGCAGTAAAGAAGTACAATGGTCAGTCACTTGATGCAAATGATTATGCCAATGCTGCGCTTGCCGGTCTTGAGATGGCTCCTGCAGCACCTGCCATAGTCAATGGGATGAAGATGATCAAGGTTCCAAGATACCTGAGTACTGATCCTGAATATGCTCTTGCTGCCCAGACTCCAAGTGGGCAGACGATGTATATCAAACCAAATGAGTATCGTATGCTTGATGAAGCCAAACCTGGAAATGAAGCACCTCCAGAGGGAGATGGCACATTGGCTTCGACATTAAAAAAGGTCAAGGGGAAAACCTCCGGTTTATTCAAAAGAGAAAAAGATCCTGATGATGATATGCTGAGACCTGAATCATCAATGCTTGGACATTATCTAAAGAAAACAGCTGGAGGATTGGCCAATGCTTATGGAAAGTTAACTGACTTCACGCCAACTCGTTTGCCATATATAAATGCAAAAAGGGTGATTAATACCAATATGAATACATATCTGGATAGTGATAGATGTTACTTGAAAAAAATTCAGAACAAGGAACCAGTTGATCTTTCAAAGATGAGTCTATTTGATAAAATGACATATAAAGATGCACAAACAATGTATAATGCAGGAGTAAGATGGGATGATACCAAGGGCACTTATGATATAGCAAAGACCGCTTCTGATGCTTCTGAGCAATCAGCTACACCTAAAGTCTCTCCTGATGTAGCTAAAAAATATGCAGATCTTTTGAATCATAGATTTGATTTCAGTTTAAAGCAGGTAAGTTCAGGAGATAGCAAATCCAACTTCATGGAAGGATTCAAACCTGGTGTTGGAAAGGCTGGTAAATGGAATCCACAGAAAAAATATGCTAACCCTAATGACGATTATGAAAGTTTTATGAGATCTTATCTTCCAGGTTATCTAAAACTTATTTCCATCGAAGATCCATATACTTACGAACCATTATGGAGTGCAGGCAAAGCCATGTTGTCTGGTCATCCTATTGATCAATTTATGTGGAAACATCCTTATTTGACAAGGCTTCCTATTGGTCTCGTTGCAGGTGCAGCAGTTAACGGATTGAATAACAGGATAACAAATGGAGGTTGGTTTAATACTGATCCCAACCAATTTGAAACTCCTGGAGTTTTTGCAGACAAGAGCAATGCTTCAAATCGTGTTAGACAAATAACAGAGTTTGCTTCCGTGCTTGGCCCTAATTGGATAAGAGGAATTGGATATCCGTTGATTGCGGCAACAGGTATCTATGACAAGGTTGCTCCTACTCCATTCTCTATTAATCAGCCATCCATATATAAGACATTTGACAACTGGAATGTACGTCATAATGAGGATCAATCTTATCCGGAAAAAAATTACTTTCAATATCTTGATTCTGCGAAGGCCCATAATTTCCAGGAGCCATATCCATTGACTCTTTTGAATGATTCCACTCCAATGGTAAATCCGCAAATCATTGATCAAGATGAGGAAATGAACGCATATAAATATACAGGAACAGAAAATGATAGCACAGCGCAGGATACATTAAATCAATAATAATAAATCATGATAGACTCATTATCAAATTCCGGTGATCATACCTATACCAATGGAGTCACCACTTTCAACACAGGAGGATCCCATGAGCAGAATCCTCATGGTGGTATTCAACAGGGAATCGCACCTGATGGGCAGCCAAATCTTGTGGAAGAGGGTGAGGTGAAGTACAAGGATTATATTTTTTCAAACAGGTTGTATGCTACTGAAAAAGAATTAAGAGTATTCAACTTGCCCAAGAAATATAAAGATCATACCTTTGCAGATATTGCAGAGAGAATAGCGGACTCACATTCTGAGAGACCTTCAGATCCAATCACACTCAGGACATTGGATGCAGAGTTGAACAGATTGAAGAACGCACAGAACATGAATAAGAAAAACAAAAAATAGAATATATGATAGTAGATGTTTCACCTGCTGAATACAGGGCAATAGCAACCAGCAGATTCTATGCTTCAGGCGGAGAATTAGCTGCTGATGATCTTCCAGCTGGATTGGAGAATGATGCAGTTCCAGCTGAAGATGAGGATGAGGATAAGAAAAAGAAAAAACATGGTAAGTCAGACAAGTCTGATGAGAAGAAAAAGAAAAAGAAAAAGCAGCACAAGGATGATGATGAGGAAGATGAAGAAGAAACTCCTGAAGATAAAACCGCTGCAGGGGGATCTCCATCTCCTATGGACATGGCAGCCATGAGTCCACAGGATCAAGCGACAGCTCAAATGGGGGGATCTCCAGCTCCACAGATGAATCCTGCAATGATGGCTCAAATGCAAGGTGGAGGTATGCCACCTCAGGGTGGAGCACCAATGCCTCCTGGCCCAATGCAAGGTTATCCTGGCCCTGGTGACTATATACCAGACCAACAGGGTGGTGGAGCACCAATGCCTCCTCAGGGAGGCCCTGTTCCAGCTGCCGCATATGGAGGTCAGATGGTGTATGACCAATGGGGAAATCCACTGGGTTATATTTAATTTGATTTTTAATTTATCAATAAAGCTCTTAGCAAGTTTGAATTATCTGCTAAGAGCTTTATTTTTGTAAACATAAATTTTTTACTTATGAACAGATTTGATTTTGTCTCAAACCAGTTTGTAGATGGATACATCACTGGGCTTATGAACAAGGAAATGAAAGATCCAAATTCATTTGCCGAAGGTGGATCTCTTGGTGATGAGAACTATAAATATAGCAATCCATTTGAATATGGACAGAAGCTTGCAATGGCTCACAAGTTTGGAACAGGATCTGACTCTTCCAATCCATTTGAAGTTGATGAGGATCAGGATGTCTTTATGGGAAGGCAGGAACTTCCGAATCCAAAACCATATTATTACAATCAATGGGTTAACGGGGAATTGGGAAAGAGACAGGTTAAATTCAGAAAACAACACAGAACTTCCTGCCTTGCAGAAACCTTTTGCTCAGCCTAATGTCAGTACTGATATAAGATCAATTACAAACAAGTATCTTGGAAACAAGACAACAGATACTGAGGCAGCCCATGGATATGGATACAGCAATAATCCAAATTACACTTCCGCAAACAAGTCTGGTCAGTATAGACTGACAGGTGCTGGATTTGTGAATATGTATCCGAATACTCAGGCTGCAAAGAATATACAGAAGATGCCTAACTGGCAAAACCAGATTATACCTGCAGACTTCTGGTATGACGAGGGTTGGGAGAAGTATGCCAATCCTAATTACGCAGGCAATGTGCATGATGTTGAGTCAACCAAAGGAAAGAAGAATCTTGTCTATTATGATCCAAGCTCACTTCCTTCCTTGCAGGAGGCAGGAAAGGTATCTCCATATGTCAAACAATGGCAGAATGGCAATACTGTAAACAATCCTGCGTTCTATGACCTATATAAGAATTATGTATCACCTGAAGAGGTGAAGGATATGGAGGATGGTGTATATGATGATTCATTCAATAATCTTCCTTCAGAAGAAGCAAAGAAAGCAGAAGAAGCTGCAAAAGCAGAAGAAGCAAAGAAAGCAACAGATACTTCTACTGATGCCGAGTTAAAGAGAAGAGACAATCCAATCTCAGCATGGGAAACTAATCTGAGATATGCTCCTGCAGTTGCAGATGCATGGGCTGTCGCTTCTGATGCCCTTGGCTTCAGTAACAAGCCGGATTACCAATATGCAAACCATCTTATTGATTATGCGAACAGATATCCTCAGGTAACATATCAGCCGATAGGAGGATACAGACATGAGCACCCTGTTGACAGAAATGTATATCTGAATATGGAGCTTGCCAATCAGGCAGCAAAAAGAAGGGCTGCGGTTGATACTGCCAATGGAAGCAGGGCAACAGCGTTTGCACAGACCAATGCTGTCAATTATGGAGCAAACAATGCAATGGGAGATCTGATAGGAAAGATTGAGGCAATCAATCAGGCAGACAGAGAAAGTGTTGCAAAACATAATAATGAGATTGACAAGACCAATGCATCCGCTTACAACGATATAAGCAAACAAAACGCAGCCAACTATCTGAATCATCTTGCTTACATAGATAAGGCAATGGAAATGAAACAGACACAGGATCAGACATCAGCTATTGCGAAAGCTGCCAACATATCCAACTTTGCAAAAGATCTTGGCTTGATAGGCAAGGAGAGGATGTCTATGAATATGATTAATTCGGATCTCACCAAATATTATATGATAAAGCCTGATGGAAGTATCGTTTATGCTAATGAATATTTTGGATTGAGTCCGCAAATGCAATCCGCTGTCAATAACGATGCTGTAAATAAACTCAATGACAAGGTTGCTTTGGAGAAAGAAAATGCAGAAAAGAAGAGCAAGGATCTGGAGAACTCCAAAATACAGATCAGCAAAGATGAGCTGGAAAGATTTAATCTGAAGGTTGTAACCGATGAAAATGGAAACAAGAGAATAATGCCAAAATAAAAAAATATGTCATCAACAAATGGAATGGTCTTGCAGACCGGGAATTATCAGCCTTTCAGTTATGATGAGCTGGTAAAGCCAATAGACAATATGACAAAGATGCAGATGGCCCAGGAGGATGCTGTCAACAAACTCCAGCAACAATCTGCAACACTTGACAAGTATCTGAATGAATCAGACACTCCATATACTTACGCTATATATGACAGAATGAAAAAGAAGCTGCAGATGCAGGCTGACAATATTGCCAGATATGGTTTGACTCCAGATACAAGACAGACTGTCAATGATCTTGCAACGCAATATACGGCAGACATAGTTCCAATAGCATCAGCCCAGTCAAAGAAACAGGAGCAGGTAAAGAATTTCATTGACAACAACAACAAGACACCTGGATTCATGACATCATATGATCCATCGAAGGTGTCTGTTGATGAGTTCTTTTTGCATCCTGACATGATGTATCAGTCTACTGATGTTGACAAGATAAGAAACATAGCAAAAGAAACAGCTGCTGCATATCAGAATCAGTTTAGAGGATTGAGCAAGGATGGATTGATGAAGTTTATGCTTCATTGGGAAATGCTTGAAAAGAGTGGAGCCACTGCAAAGGAGATACTGAAAGCTGCAAATGAGGATCCAAATGCTCCTGCGTTTGCAAAAAGAATAATCAGAGATACCATGCAGATGTCAGGTGTGTTGAACTGGGGAAATGAAAACGCATTTGAAAGAGCCTTGTCTGCTGTCAAGGATGGTATGTGGTATGCAATCGGACCTACGAAAGTGGATGATATGTATAACCAGGATGAGGAGAACAGGAGACAGGCAAAGAGAGCTGCTGACGCAGCAAAGGCTGCTGCTGCCGTAAATGGGAACACAACCATCCCTATCGTATTTACCAATTCATATCAGTCTGATGTCAACAATCTGAACAACTTTTATGGCAATATAGAATCTCAGCTTGGATCCATCAATACTGTATTGTCAGCCAATCATGGAAAGGTAACTAACCCTGCTGATATGGCGAATATTTATAGTGTATTGTCAGGTATGGTAAGTTTCAATACAGGATTGAAGGATACAAAGAAACAGTTGGTTGCCGCAGGCATGATGACAAATGATGGCACTCTCACTTCAGAAGGTACACGAAATCTTAATAATTACTGGCAGAATGTAAAGACTGCGTTCTCTAAGGGTTATAACATTCCAACAGCCCAGAATGATTATATAAGAAGTACAGAAGGTGGATTCGGAGCAATGAACTTTGATGATGTGAAAACCATTCCGCAGCTCATAGATGCGATAAGCAAACAGAGACGGGATGTCATAAACAGATATGGTGTATCCTCGTATCTTGTTCCTACAATCAACTTCAATCCAGAAGCTACAGTCCAGGCTGCATCATCTCTTGACCATACACATGGAAGCGGATATGTTCAGTATGACAAGAATCTGAATCCAACAAAGAACAAGATTGGAAGTTTCCAGCAGATACAGTCAAAGGATCCTGTGGTTGCTTTCAGCTTCATAGGAGGAAAGAACAGCAAGGGTGTTCCTGTTGGAGGCTGGTTTGCCAGAACCAAGAATAATAATTACTACAAGATAGAGAGCCTGATAACAGGAAAGTCAGAAGCGAATGAGAAAAAGACTCTTGATCTGAAGTTGAAGGCTGACGCCGCATACAGAGGATATCTTAAATCCTGTGCATATGGAGGAAAATATATGGGCATCTCTTCTGATGACTGGTATCGGAAATTCCTTGTTTTTGATGATGTCTACACAAGAAGTGTAAAGGGCATGGCGAATATGTTTGCAGCAGCATTACACTTGCAGGTAGGTACATTCTCTGGATCACAGGATGTCAAAGCTAACTGGTATAGTGGAAACGCACCTCAATAATAAATAAAATAATCATGGCAAAAGAAAAACAGACAATAAATATTCCGGCAGTAAACACAAGCACAGACGATGTTCATGTACAAGCGGATAAGATGTTCAAGGAGCTTTCTCCTGATCTTTATGCGCTTGAGCAGAATCATACATTGCAAGAGATGCTTCCTCAGGTGGCACAGGAGATGTCACAAAGGCAGCCTACAAAAAAAGCTGTTGATCTCACAGGAACAGGATTCAATGGTACTGAAGAGGATGCGCAGAGACTTGTAAACTCAGGACATACAGAAGATTTGTCTCCTGATATAAAAGCTGCGGAAGCCAAGCAGAAAGAGGATGATCTTGCAATCAACCAATCTTCCGGAGAAAAGATATTCAACAATCTTGCAAAAGGTGTGTTTGATGCAGGAACTGCATATGTGAATGGAACACTTGGTTTGGCTATGGGTGTTGAGCAGACAATGCTCAATGTGCTGGATCCAAACAAAAAAGGTTCAGATGTCATAAGAGGCTTGTGGGATAATCCACTAACGCAGTTGACATCACAGGCTGACAACTGGATTGAATCAAAACTTCCTGTTTACAGAACTTCAGAAGAGCAGGCTCATCCAATTACTTCCATGTTCACATCAGCCGCAGGACTTTCTGATTTCGCAGGGATGCTTATAGGCCTGGCTGGTTATGGAGGTGCTGCAAGAGACATGGCAAAGATGTTCTCTGATATGCCGAACCTACTTGGAGGAACAATAGCAGCCGCAATATCAGGTCATGCTTTTGCTGGAGGTGATGCTCTGAGATCTGCAAACAACTGGGAGGATCTTCAGAAACAGCAGTTTCTTGACAATACAGACAGTCAGATAAAACAGTTGTCTGATGCTTTTGACAATGAGACAGATCAGAATAAGAAAGCCGAGATAGCCAATCAGATTGCTGAAATCAGATCAACCATAAAACCGAATCTTGACAAGATACACAGTGATTCAAATGGTGTCGGAAATATAGCCTATGGAATAGAGACAGGAATCATGTCTGCCGGATCAATGATTGGTCTTGGCAAGTCTCTTGTGAGAGGATTCTCTGCAGATCAGACTGCATTGAAAACCCTTGGTGCTCCTACCGGCGCATCTTCTGATATGTACAATCTGTTGAAATATGATATGAGTACAGGTATTCCCAATAACAAGTTCATTGGTTATTTCACGAAAGATGGTGCATTGAAAATTCCTGATATAGAATCTGGAGGATGGAAAACGGTAGGCCAAGATGAATATTCGTCATTTCAAATAAAGGCAGCCAGAGATCCAATCTTTGCAGAGAAGGCAGCCAGGGCTGCATATAAGGGAACAAAGTACGAGGACAAGTTTATAAGCTGTGCAAGAAACAGGGCTGACGAATTGAACGCTGAAGTCAACTATCTGGATGAGATTGGAAAGAAGGACTATGTCAGAGCAGGATCAGGTGCCATGCAGGATGCAAAGACAACTGAGATGCAAGCCAAGATTGATGATCTCCAGGCAGAAAGAGACAGACTTACTTCTGCAGATCCTGATGTGAAAGCTGCCGCCGAAAAGGAAATCACAGAGAACAAGAACAATAAGCTTCTGGCTCGCACATCTGTGTATGATCAAAGCAGCAAGACAGAATATGATCTTTCACATCAGCAGGAAGTTGACGAAGCACAGAAGGAGCTTGATGAACTGAAGGCAGAACAGGATGAGATCAATGATAAACTATCCCGTCTTAAAACACAATCAAAGTTTCCTACAAGAAACAGTGGTGCCATACGAGCTGAAAATGCACAAAAGGAAGCCGAGGTTGCAAGTGATAATTATAATCAGGCATACAAGCAGGCTGTTAAGGAACAACAGGAAATCAGAGCAAAAGCCCAGTCTGCATTGGATAGACTTGGCGAAGAAAAGAAGGAAGTAAAAGATCAGTTGCATGAGATTTCAAAAAAGAAGAAAGACATTGCTCGACAGATAAGACAAAAACAAACCAAATTAAAACAATTTGGTAAAGACCTTCTTAAACCAGCAAATAAAGAAAATGCATGGACACCTGATTATGTACATCAAATAGCCAACACAGATGTTCAGGGTGATGTTCATAATGCCATAGAGGATTTAAAAAGACAATATCAAGAAACAGAGAAAAAAGAGAGAGTACTCAAAATCAAGGCCAAGGAAAAGGAAATAAGAGAAGAGGCGCAGAATGAGTTGGATAGATCAAACCAGAAATTAAAAGAACTGGAGGAAGCAAAGAATACCAAACAGATTAATAGCGAGTTCTGGAAAAAAACATTATGAAGATCAATTTGATTGGTATCAGAAAAAACTGCAAAGGAAACAGTTGCTATTCAAACACAAAGCCAAAGCACTGAAAAAGTTACAATCAAGAGGTACTGCTATTTCTGGAGAAATCAATAAAGCTCAGGAGGGTTTTGACAAGATCTCACAAATGAATCAGGCTATTGAGGATCTAAAGACCATTACAGATCCTAAGGCAAGAGTTGACCGTATTGATGAGTTGATAGATCAATATGATGCATTGAAAAAAGAGATGGCTGATAATGCAGAGACTCTTACAGGTTATAAGAAGATTGCAAGAAATCCTGATGGGATCAATAAAATTCAAAAAGGATGCGGAAGGCAATGAGACAGACAGCATTGAATTGGAAGATGACAACATATCAGATGCCGATTTTTATACGCAGATGCATAAGAATCTTCCAGAAAAGAATCCATTTGTTGCAGATATGAACGGAGCCTGGGAACAAGCTCAGTTTGAATATTCAAAACTTGGACAGGCACAGAGAAAGGTTGGTATAGATGAATCTCTAAAAGCCGCATCTCAAAGAACCAAGTTTGGAAAGACAATGGCAGTTCTTCGCAATCCTATCTCTCAGACCATCATGATGCCATCACTTACTCTTGCTCAGAACTATGCAGGTGCTGTGATGGAATCTGATCTTGATTTATGGAGAAGCAATTACAAGAACCAGAAGAATGTTGAGGATCTTGACAATCAGTTCTCCCAATGGTGGGTAAGCCAATTTGGTAAAGGAGGAGATCCAAATGACAGAGACCAGGATGGTATTCAGGATTATTATAGCGACATTATAGACAATGAGGATAAGAAATATGATGCCCAGATTGACCAGCTTAATCAGCAAAAAGCAAAAGAGATAGCCGGATTGAGATCTGAATTTCATGAGACACCTACTGGCAATGATGATTATCAGGCGTTTATTCCTAACAATCCTGACTACGACAAGGCTGTTGATGACTTGAATAACAAGTATGAAGGAAAGATTGCGAATATAAACAGACAGAGAAAGGTTGCAAAAGATCTTATAAACAAGCAGCAGATGGCTGCCATCAATCAGTATAACAAATATTCGCAGAATAGACAGTCCATGATGGACAGAATGAACAAAGGAAACATCTACTTCAACAGACAGGTTGCAGGAAAGATGGGAGAGGCTGTGCAGAACCCGGAGCTTCTGAAGTCTGCATTGACTGGTGCCATCATGGGATTTGGAGTGACTCCTCATATAAGATTTGGCAAGACTGCCGAAGGAGAGTCAAGATTCTATTTTGATACAGCTTTCAAGAAAGGGAAACAGTATCAGGAAGAGATGGACAAAGACAAGGAGGTTGCTGATTTCATTAACAAATATACCCAAAAGCCTGGATTCCAAGCCCAGATTCAGGCAATGGCAAGACGTGCTGCCTATGACAAGGCTATGGATTATGCTGCAAGATCAGGTGACAAGTTCACTTATGAGTCAGCATATGATTCATCAATGGCTGCACTTGTAGAAGGATTCTCAAGAGCCGGACAGCTTGACAGACTTAAACAGATGGTCAGACTCCAGGTTGGAGATATAAATGATTCTTCTTTCTCAGAAGATGACTTTAAGTCATTCAGAGACATGACAAAGAGAAACCAGGAGAACAAACCGGAGGATGCCAAAGGTGAGACTGTATATTCTGAATATGACAATGCCACTTTCAGTGAGATAAAGGACAAGGTACTTGGATACAAGAAAGCCGTACTTTCAACCATTGACAATTATGAGCAGGCAAGAAGAGACATAGAGCTTGGAACTTCAGGAAAGCTTGATGCTGAATCTGAGGCTGAACTCACATGGCTTGAGGTAAAGAAACGTCAATGGAAAGCAAGAGAGGAAAGACAGGCTGAGGTTGTCAGAGGACACATACAGCAACTTCGTGATGCTGCTGTAAAGGAAGTGAACAAGGATAATGCAGTACTTGAGAATCTTCAAAAGAGACAGGATGTCCTTGCTACGGAAAGTCAGCATATAAATGGTGGAAAAAGAATTGACATTGAGGCAATCAATGAAAACAAAAAGACTCTTGTAGAAGAGAACAAGCAGATCAATAAGAGTATTGACGAGCTTGAAAACAAACACAAGGAGACACTTGGGGATGTGAAGCTAAAGGATCTTGGCGATGATTTCTTTGATGAAGCTGACAAGGAATTAAACAATCCATCAACATCAGAAGATGATAAACAGGCTTTAAGGGAACTTATGGATGACTATACCAAAGAGTCTGAATTAATAAAGAAGTCTGAGGAAAACGCATTGAAGATAAAAGATGCAGAAAGAGCTGCAGCTATTGGTATTGAATCAAACAACAAGCTTGGGGCAATACAAAGAGAGATTGGAGACTTGACTGCAAACGGTTTCAATACTATGAAAAACCACAGAGATATGATGCAGGATGCCATTGATCATTATTATAATGAGCTTATAAACATGAGAATGACAGGATTGTGCAGATTCCTTGGCAATCCAAAGAATGTCACAAATCTCAGCAAGGAATATGAAAAGTATTTTCCATCAGAACAATCTGGAGATGAGGCAAGTCTGAAAGATGCAAACCAGGCATTGAAGATCTTTGCTCAGTATGACAGTGCCATGAAACAGTATCATGCCAAGAAGGAAGATATAATGGCAAAGTTCTCTGAGAATGGAGACGAGATAAAGAAAGCCATAGAAATGGAGAGTGTTCCTGAATCAGTAAAAAAGACTGCAAAGAACATCATGGCTCACAATGACTACAAGGAATTTGCAAAACTCCTTGATGAGATAAAGGATGATGATGAAAGAGATCAGGTTCTGAATCACATGAGAACCATTGCGGATCTTGACACTGTGCAGAAGCTTGGAACATACTCAGAAAGAAAGTCACTGATGGATGATGTAAATGCTGCCATTGATTCGGATGAGAATGTGAAGGATGAGAACAAAGCCACTGTCAAAGGATATGTAAGTGAGCTTCTTAGAGCCAACAATATCAATGACATATCAAACAAGGATTCGGAGTTCTTCAAGGCATTTGACAAGGAACACATATCAGAGGATGCTGATCTGAAAAGAAAAGCCATAGACGAGATACAGTCTATTGTCAGAAAGAATACTCAGACAGAAGAGGCTATCAAGCCAAATACAAAAGTTGAAGAGGAGCTTCCTGACATTGCTGATGATGCTGTAGATGCCATAATTCCATCAGAAACCGAAGCCAATGATGCCGCCAATGAATATTCGGAATCAGAAGGCAATGATACTGTACTTGATCCAGAGGAGATAAAGAAGGTGGCAAAAGCAAAAGCGGAAGCTGCCGCAATGGATGCCAGCGGTCTTGTTGAATCTGAGATTGAAAATCTTGGCCTTAGCATTACAGACTTGCTTGATGATGAAAGTGTGGACAGGATCATAGAAGGTATACATGATAAGATAGACGAGAACCACAAGAGTGAAGATGGTGATACCAAGATTGATGACATCATTGATATCGCAATAGAGAAAGCTGTAAGAAAAACAATAGACAGCAAGCTGGAGTCAATAAGAAGCATGAAGAACTCCACAGGAGCCAATGCGCAGGAGACAAGAAAAAAGCAAAGTCAGGAGGAGGAATCAAACATAATTGATGCTTCCGGAAATCCTAATGGCCCATATCATTTTATGCAGACTTCCATTCCTGAGTTCAAGCTCCCTTCTGAGTTTGGTGGAACATGGGAGCCGTTTGAATTGTATAAGGATCTGCAGGATTATCTTGATGAACACTCATGGAAACCGAATGACTATGTTGATCATGCGGCAAACACCATTGATGGTTCTGATGTATTCTTTATGATTGACAGTGATTTTGAATCAAAGCCAAACAAGACAAGAAAGGAACCAACGATATTCACTGTTGTAAGGGATTCTTCCGGAGTTCATGTTATCGGAGTTCTGCATGATTCAAAGACTTCTGTCAACAGATATGTAGGTCTTGAAGCGTTGAGAGAAAAAATAATCAATGAATGGAAGGAACAGAGTGAGTCAAAGGATCCTGATGCAAAAAAGGACTGGGAAGGAACAATGTTCTTTTCATCAGAAAAGACTAAAGCGCATATCTACAATGGAAAGATAAGACATACTGATGATGTCCATGACCTGACTCCTGAGAATGTTGGAAACAGCAGAATAGCCATCTTCAGAGATGGGGAGGATATAACATCAGGAAGAACAGCAAACGAGGTTAATGATGGTGCCTATATAGAGACTGTTGACTCAATGGGACAAAGCCATTATTCATATGTCGAGGGAAAAAGATTATCCGCATTGAAAGACTGGGCTCCGTCATTTGAGATTGAATCAGCAGACAGCATATCATTCAGGGACACCACCAATCTGTACAACCAGTTAAGAAAGGAAGTGTACTTCAAGCCAGGATCTTTTGACATAGGCACAGGCAGTATCAATCCTGATGGATCTTACAGCAAATATAAAATAACATATGTCAGCCAGGCTGATGGAAAGACTCATGTTGAGTTTGTTGATACAGCTGATGCTGAGTCTGTCAAAGATACCATAACAAAAGCTCTTAAAGAATGTGGGGCAAGAATACAGATTGATGCAAGAATGGCAAAGGCTGAGGAGTCAACTTATCTGAAAGAGCTTGCTGAGCATGGTTACATACAGTCTGACATGATTGATGACCGCATTGTTGATACCCGTGTCATTATGGATTATTATGACAATGGAACCTTCAAGCCTGCAAATTATCTTGACAGAAGAATGGAAATCAAATCAGCAGAATCCAAAAAGAACACACAGGAAAAAGCTCCGATAAATCTTGATGGACATGAATACAAGATGGATGAGAATGGAGACTGGCTTGACTCAAACGGTTTGAAGCTTACACAGGAAGGTGATAAGTATCAGCTTGATCTTCTCAATGCCATTCATAATAATGTCAATCATGAGGACATGTTCTATGACAAGAGCACAGGAAAGATTCTCAATTCAAAGGAAAGAAGATTCCTCACATCCGAAGAGCAGGGATCTGAGATTGCAGAACATCCAGAAAAGTATCCTGACTTCCTGTCTGCCGATGATGCTGAAAAAGCGATGCTTGAATATTCTGATGCAAACAGTGGTTCATCTAATCATGTCAAGGAAAGAGCCAATGATACCGATGACAAGAAATATTATACAATAGTTGTCAACGGGAAAGAGGAGAAGGCTGACCGTATGCACAGTGTATATGAAAAGAGAAATGATAATCCGGAGTTCAAGGGGAACAAATATACACAAGCAGGATCGGTGGTTGATGATTCAGTCAGAAAATTGTTCATTGGGGAGGATGTCAGCGAGGCTAAGCTTACAGAATCCATAGGAGGACTTACTTACAAAGACGAGAATGGAAAGGATAAACCGCTGTTTACCGCAACTGGAATAAAGACTCTTGCTGTCGCATTGGCCTCGACAAAAAGAACTCTGACAAAGGATGGCGCAAAGATAGTGTCATCATCCATTGTCCTTTCACATAAGACCAATGGCGGCTATGTGGCTGGTGAGATTGACTTGCTTGTCAATAAGAATGGAAAGCTGTATATCTATGATATAAAGACCACCAGCAAGAGTACAGTAAGAACAGGATTGGCTGAAAAGGAATCTGATTTCTACACAAAGAAAGTTGACGGTAGAACGACATTCGAGGATTATCAGTTGCAGCTGTCCGGATACAAGTATATGTGCGAGCATGACAATACTGGAATGTTCAAAGGAAATAAGGTATACATATCTGGTATAGAGCTTGTTCCATTGCATACAACATGGAAGAATGGGGCATTGGACAGAGTTGATCTTGAGGCTAATGTCAAGATTGATTACAATCCTGATGTTGAGGACATGATGAATGGTAGAGATGTTTCAATGGGCAGACCTTCATGGAGTGCTTCTTTTGAAGGAGAAAGAAGTATTGAGAGCACCGGTCTTGATGATTTCCAGGCTCAGATAAATGAGGCTATCATGAAGTCTCTCACAATGAAGGTCGGGTTCCAGCAGACATCATCTTCAGAAAAAGAACCAGGTTCCCAGTTCTTTGGTGGGACTTTCAGAATCAGAACTGCAACAGATGACAATTACCAGAAGATGGACAGCAGGGAATTTGAATGGATGAAGAAAGCTTTGCCACAGGTTCCTATTGCCTCATGGGACAGAATGGAAAGATACTTCAAGAATGTGGCTGTCCTTGGACCAAAGCAATGGGGTAAATTCATGAATGGAATGGTCATACTTGCTGATGATGCGGCATATGGAACTGTCTATCATGAGGCTTTCCACTCTGTGTTTGAGACCATGCTGAGTGATGCAGAAAGAAAAGGCATTATGGAGGAGGCAAAGAACCTGTATGCAGACAAGATAAATGACGAATCCATCAAGACAGAGCAGGATATAGAAGAGGAACTGGCAGAGGACTTCAGAAAGTACAGAGAAGATCAGGTGGATCAGAAAACAAAAGAAGCCATAGAAAAACCGAAATCAGGTATTCATAAGTTTTTTGAAAGCCTCCTTAACTTTTTCCCTTTGTTCAAACGTAAGTTTGGTAAAAACAAAAACAATGAAGAGAATAAAGATAACCTGACAAAGGTTCAGAAGTTGTTTGAGGACATATCCAATGGCAGATATGCCAACAAGAAGATGACCATCAGGGATAAAGACAGGGAGACTGCAACAGATCTTGACAGTGAGATAAAAAAGAAACTGAACAGTATGGGATTCTCTGATGATGACCTGAGCCACATAGACAAGTCTATTATTGATGACATAAGATTCTGCTTCAGTTGATAAGATTGCATGCACAAAAAAAGGAGAGCTTGATAGGCCCTCCTTTAAAGGTAAGTCTGTGATTGATAAGACTATAAAACAAGCGCACATAATGATTGATTTCGTTATGTGCGCTTTATTATTGATACCAGAAATATCAATCGTTTATCTTAAATAAGATGCTTTTATATGTCAGATCCGACTCTCGCACTTGATGTGGTGGCATTTAGCAATTTGAGGAGATCGGTTTCTGACTCTGATTCCAATAAATTGGTAAGTGGGCATCCTGACAGACCTGTAGCTCCAGAGGCTGCTGCAATGAATCCTTCCTTATATGCTTTGTCATTGCTATTGCGATATTTTGTACCATACTTCAGCATGGTATCAATAGCAGAAATTCCATCAACGGTGATAGTAGGAATTGCATGATTCTCATCGAAAGAAGTATAACCTTTTGCTTTGTATGTGGCGTATGCGTTTGCAAATGCAGTTCCGTCTGTTTTTCCTAAAGAGGCAGAGTCTGATGTGCTGCTGCTACTGTCGTCATCATCTTTGCTGCAAGAAGTAGTGTTGAGACCAACAAAAGCGAGAGCCAAAATAGCGAAAAGAGCAATAATCTTAGTTTTCATTTTTATATAAAATTTTGTTTATGTTTATCAATGTTTAATTAATTCTTCGTATTTTTATATGCCATCCGGATTATTCCAGATCAGTGTTTGCGTCATCTTTTTTTGCCTGCTCTTTCTTCGCTTTGTTTGCAGCTCTTGTCTCTTTCGCTTTCTCATATCCATTCTTCTTTGCCTGCTCTCTTGTTGCCTGAGTCTTGTCAAGCACACCGAAGGTGGTATTGTTGCTTATAGCATAATCTATTGATGGCTGAGGATCCGAGAATCTCAAGATGTTCACAGCTGGTTTTGCAAATATCTTTGCTCCTGCTCTGAAGCCTTTTGAATGTCCCTCGAACAATCCTCCTGCACTCTCATTCCACTTGGTTGGACTCATTGCATCAGGAAGTGTACCCCAGTCTTTCAGTGTTCCAAAAGCGGAAGCTCTGTCACCTATGGTAGCTTGAAGGTTGGTCATTCCTATTACCGGGAGAAACACCACATGGTCTGTATACAGCTTGATAGCCTGATATTCCGCAAACTTGAGAGCCCATGGGTTGTTCTTTCTTGAAGCAACGAGATTGTATAGGATACCTGCGGTCATTCCAAGAGCAAAAATATAGGATACATCAGCTATTGATTTCTTTACATTTGACTGCTGTCTCTTGTCAAGCTTATGCCATTGTGTTGCTATGTCGAGAGTCAGTCCTTTTGATTCCTTTCTGATATTGTTGAGGAATCCAAGTGTTGTCATATAGTAACCTTCCGTGTCAGTATCAAGATCCGCATTGTATTTTGCCGCTGCAAATCTCTTGTCCCATTGTGGAATAAAGTATTTCTTGAACTGGAAAGCAAACTTTCCAAGCATGTAATACTGTGCAGCTGCCCTGTCCATTTTGTTATAAATACCGTGCATTGACTGGTTTATTGATGCGATCTTTCTTGACATCTTGATGATGTCTTTCTGTTCCCATTTTGTCCCATCCATCTTTGTCACACCATCCTTCAGTACAAGCTCTGATCCTTTTTCAGGATGCGCAGGATCTCTTGGTTTCGTTGTCAGTGCATCGTACAATGATATCTCTGATCCATCCTTGTCTTTCATCTTGTAGTGAAGCATGCAGGCTATTGCTGTCCTGTGCTGAAGGAAGTGCTCACCTGCCCTGTTTCCAAAAAGGATTGATGCCTTTCCAAGCTTTCTTCCAATCTCTGATTTTCTGTCGTACTTGATGTCTGTAATCTCTTCATCATAATCCTGCATCACATCATACACTCTGTTGATGAGGGCAAGCTTGCTGTTCTTTTCCCAGTGTCCAACGTCATACATGAGGGACCCTATCTCTTTTGAATATTCAAGAAGGGCTTTCTTGTTTTCCATATAGGTGAAATTCTCTCCACCCATCGCCTCTATGTTCATTGCTATTGATCCTGTTGTCACATTGATGGAGTCATTCAGGAAGTTCAGACACAGAGAGCTTAATGCCGTATGCTTTACTATCAGGTTCCCAAGCTTGTTCATGGATATGTTTGTGTCTCCTACTTTGAAGTCATTGTCCTTGTCTGAGTATATGCCGTACAATTCCATCAGAAGTTCCTTGTCAATCCTGTTTTTCAGCTTTGTCAATCCAAAGTCCTTTCCTGTCCCTGTCTCTATCTTCTCTGTCCTCAATGACAGTTTTCCATCTTCTGCAACCTGCCGTCTGGCATATGATATTGATTTCATCAGAAGGTTGTTGCTTTCCCTGAACTGCATGGATTCCATTCTGTCTTTCACAACCTCAATCCTGTCAGCTATCTCAGCCTTGTATTTGAAGTTGTTTGCCATTGCTCCATATGCAATCATTGTAGAGAACAGATCCCTTGACATTCCATTGAGATCCTCTCCTTCTTTTGTGTGGACATAGTTGATTGGCAATCCGACAATCTGCCTTCCTGTCAATGTTGTCTTTATTCTTGATGTATCATATTCTATGTCATCAGCTCTTACCATTATTGCATCTCTCAATGCCTCCTTTGATGCAGTAAGAAGATTCTCATGATCCTTGAATACTCTTTCTATTGTATCTTTTCTGATCTTTATTGCATTGTCAAGAGTGGTTGATCCTGGTGTCAGCTGGTCGTCGAACTCCTGCTTGATAGCCATGATCTCATCATGAAACTGTTTCTGTTCAGGAGTGAGTCTTGAATATGAATGTGATATGAAAGAGTCAAGAGGGTGTCCATCCTCGGTGTAAATATCCTCAAACTGTTTCTTCTTGTCAAATGATTCATCTCCATTAAGGAACTCCTCCCTTGTCTTGTAGAACTTGTCCATGTCATATTTTGAGACATACTTTCCCGTAGGAACACCCTTCTCATCAAACTCATACATGAAATCAAAATTGGTCAGACTCGGATGATTGTGAAACACATCTATCACCCTGTTGGCATCATCAAGTGATTTCATTCTTGACTTGTGATAAGCAACTTTTATATAGTCATCTATTGCCCTTACAATCGGGTTGTTTGAGTTGGCTGAGCTTCTCAGCAGGGCATCATAAAAGCTGATGTCTCTTCCAAGACCATTCAGGTATTCATCGCATGACAGCTCTCTTGCCTTGACATCTCCAAAGATATAAGTCTTTCCTTCCTTGTACTGCTTGAAGAACAGCTCAGAAGAAAGAACCTGTCTTTCTCTTATTCTCTGTTTGAGCGTTTTCAGCAATCCACCTGTCTGCTCTATCTGCTTTTGCAGCTTTGCCTGTACATCTTTTGGAAATCTGTTTTCTTCCTTTACAAGCTCATCATGTATCACATCCAGTGCATAGTCATAGGAGTCAGCCATGACATATGATCTGTGTGTAAGCTCGCACATCTTTGCTTCTGTAAGTCCAACAGCCTTTTCAGGATCACAAAGAGCGTCAAATGTCTTTAGTGTTCCATCTATGTCACCAATTATCCTTCCTATTGTGGCTGTGACACCCTGTGCGTTGTCATGCTTTTCTATCGCATCCTCAAGCTCAGCCTTTGCCGCACCTGCGTTGGCTCTTCTCTGTCTCTCTATCTCGTCAAGTGTGTCATTCTTTATTTTCTTTTCCCCTCTGCTTGTGTTTGCCTTTTTCAAAAGACTGTCAACCTTCGACTCTTCGGCCATTATTGTTTTCAGCTTGTCCATAAGCGGCCTCTTGTTGAACTCTATATCCATGTCAAGCTTCTTCACCTCCTTTGACAGCTGGGCCATCTTGACTCCCATCTCTATCTTGTTCTCCTTGATGCTCTTTATGAAATCAAAATCCATTATCTTTGATGACAGGTCATTGGCAATCTTTACAGCCTCATATATTGAAGTGGTCATCTTGTCAGCATCTCCCTTTGAGTATGTCTCTCCTATCATTTTCATCATTCTTGCAAGCATCGGTGAAAGGGCTTCCGGTATCTCCATTCCCTCCTTGCCTACAATGGCAGCCTGCACCAGCTGTCCTGCTGCCTCCTCTGCAATCATGTCCTCATCTCCATTGTAATACTCATGATACTCGTCTGCTTTCTCTCCAAGTATGATGTCGGAAAGATTATTGTTCTTTATCACATTCACGAATCTGTCCCTGATTGGCATACCTTTCATTGCCCTTACTGTCAGATGGGAGAACTCTTCAGGAAGTGCACCCTCGCCTCTTCCACCCTTTGCTATCCTTATCATGGTTGCCATTCCATGTGCCGTATCCCGTGCAACTGAAAAGTCTGTCACACCATTCATCTTTCTTCTTTCCTCATAATCAAACAGTGCGCCATCCTGCATACCCATCTCTGCCATCTGGCTTCGTATTTTTTCATTCAGACTGTTTGATGCCATCTGGTTTCTTGCGTCTCTTTCATTCGCAAGAGTCTTTGGCTTTATGTCTATGGTAACATAATCTTCCGAATTTGCCGCTTTCCAGCCACCAGGATGGCTTTCTTCTGCATAATGGTCGGATACTGTTGCCACATATTTATCTTTGAACTCAGAAGAGCTGTTGAACTCTGAGACTCTTGACATCGCATATCCTCTCTCCTGTCTGTTCATTCTGAGTTTCACTTTTCCTTTCTCGTCACTGAATCCTGATATTCTCTCAACAAGATCGCAGGCAAGATCCTGTGTTTTAGGGTTCTTGCTTATCAGGTCAGTTTTCAAAAGAGCCTCGAGTTTTGGCTGTCCATTCTCATCAAGCTCATTCTCATCAAACAGATGTTCCTTGTCTCTGAATGACAGGTATCTGTTGTATATTGAGGAAGCCTTGTCTCTGTCTCCTGTCTTTTTCAGGAGATCAGATGCAAGCTTGCTTGTTTTTATTGCTCCATCCTTTTTTACGGTAGGATATAATTCACAATTTGCACTCATATATTTTTATTTTAATTACACATTTTGACTGAAGTTTTGTCCTGAAGTTCTTTCTCATGCTGTTCTATTGCAGCGTTCAGTGCCTCCTGGTATTTGCTGTATTCATCGCTGATGAGATCAGACATGTTTCTCTTGCTTGCTATGTATTCAGTGATAGGCTTGTCCTCTATGTCCTTTCCAAGCTGGAATCTTGGTTCCTCCACATTATCAGCAAGATCATATTCCTTTATTCCGCTCATCTTTCCAAGTGAGTCTATTCGCTTATATGTAGGAGTGATGCCATCATCATCAACCTTTTCAAGCTTGTAGAATACATTTCTGTAGTCCGGTATATCCTTTGTTCCGACATTCACCTTGTAGGCTATTCTGTCCTTGAATATATATCGTGGTTCAAAGATTATCTTTCCATCATTGGTATGCTGAATCTTCTCCACTCTGTCTATGTAGTTGAAGTTTGGAGATGTGACCTTCTTGCGTTTCATTTCTGTCTCCACAGGAAGCACGCTGAATGAGTCCTTTGGCTTGTTATCCTGTATGAATGTGTCATGTTCATTAGTGTCGTTGATATATCTGGTGATATTGAATTTGTCATTGGACATCAGGTTTCTTACCAGCTGCTCCTTGAACTGTCCTATCAGGCTGTTGTCATCCATCAGCTTCTCCACATTCCTTACACTTTCAATATATTCAGGAATTAGTCTCATGTCTGCAGGTATGCAGGATGCAAGTGATCCGCTTGTGTTGTCCATGCCATATCTGTGAACAGTATATTTGAACAGACCTATTGCGAGATTCCTGTTGTATTCATTCTTGCTGTGATACAGATCATCCCATGCTTCCATTATCTGTTCCTTGAACTCCTTGGATTTCTTTGATTCCGTATTAAGCATTATGCTCTGCTGTGTTCTTATATTGTATTTGCGTTTTATGTCATTCACATTCTCGCTTGTATCAGATATCTTCAGATTGTCAAGAAGAAGATTGTGCTGTGTGGTCATCATGTTCTGTTTGTATCCTCTCAGATAATCCTTGATGACACCCGGATAAAATTCAATATAATATCTTCTCTGGCTCATAGGATGGTCTCCATACTTCACTTCTTTGGTGAAGTATCCATCCTTGTCTCCCATTGTAAACGCAGCCTGTTTCATGTGATCTATTATTATGTTGATCTGCATGGCATTGATGTGTCCTCCGTTTATTTCCTTTATCTCTTTCAGCATGTTGATAAAGTTCTTGTTCATAAATGGGAACTGTTTTTTCAGAACATTGTACTCTGTATATATTCCTGCCATTGCCTGCGTGATATAAGCTGCCTTCTCCGGATATTGTTTCTGAATATCCTTCACCTTTCTGTCGAAGATGGAAGCATCCTTTTTTGGATCTCCAGTAAGCTCAAGTCCAAAGTCCACGTCTATGAAATGTCTGATATCATTTGAGAATGGATATGATGGATCATTGTCTATTGTGTCCAGATTGTCCCTGTCACCTATCAGTTTCTCAAGAAGGTTTCCTATTGTCGGATTGTTGTTTCCTCCCTTGGTATCTTTCTTCAGTGACTTTGCTGTATCCTGCAGTTTCTCGCTCATATCCAGCATGTGGTTGAACAGGTTTGCCGCAACCACCTGTTGCAGATAGAAATCCTTTGCTCTTGAACCAGGTCCTGCAAGATTCGCAAACATATCATTGATGTCAAGATTGAAGTCCCTCATTTCTGAATATGACTTGTTATCCTTTATTCTAATGTTCTCATATCCACCAAGACCATTCTCGCTTTTTTCTATGAATATATTATGATCGACAAGCATATTCTGATATTTCTTGACGACATCATTGATCTGTCTCTTGCTGCTCTTTGTCTTGTCTGTGGACATGATTGCCTTTGCCATATCAACAATGACAGGCTGGCTTAGAAATGCGTCAACCTCCTCAGTGTTGTATCCAAGATCCATCAGCATGTTGGCGACATTCATGGTTGCAGAGTTGATATTCACAAATGGCAGTGTTGCGTTCTTTGCTGTATCAACTGACGCACCCAGTGTGGCTGATGTTGTTCTTGATATCTTCTCACCCGAGAAACATCTCTCTTCTCCGAAGCCGCTGGCTGTATATCCATTGAGCTTGAATTGGAATCCGTTTCCATATCCCTGCTGTATCATCATCTCTTTCTTTGGATCTGTATCCGGCATATCATCTATGTCCTGTTTGGATAAGATCCTGAACTTTGTTCCAGCAAGGAGTGCATGCAGGTTTGAGTTTGTGGCTCCGATACCTATGTCCATTCTACCTGCAAGGTTGGCTTGCTGTTGTGATATGTATTGGCTCATCAGATAAGGGGACTTGTCCTGTATCAATGACTTTCTGATGCTTTTAAGTGCACTCAGCGGTATTCTTGCAAACAAAGAGAACATCTTTCCATCAATAACAAGATTGTCTATCGGAATCTGATTCTCTCCATTCCCGAATATGCTTTTGCCATTCACCTTGTTTTGGTTTCCCCATTCCTTCAGTGCATCCACGACCTCTCCCTGTGATTTATTTTTCATCAGGCTAACAAAGATACCCATCTTCTCATGTTGGATGAACTGCTGAGGATTCACAAAATCCTGGATTGCTGATTTGCTGGTCAACATTGCGTATGTCAGATCAAACAGATGGTTTTCCAGAGAGCTTTCTATTTTCACTCTCTTCCAGTCCTTGTCCAACATGGACATATCTGTCAGTGATATGTCCTTCTGCATGAAGAACATCTTATCACCATCATGATCCGCACCTGTTATAAGGGTAAACTCTCTTGGGCATATGATCGAGTTGCCGTATTCTGCCTTGTCAAAAAAGCCTTTTATTTTCATTGGCCAAAGAGAATACTTGTTCTCCGAAGGAATACGGTATCCGATGATTGTTGTCATATCATCTATCTTTTTCTGAGCTTCTGCTCTTTGTGATTTCCGTGTGCGTTTCAATGATTCAATATCAGAAGCTCTCTTCTGTTGTATTGTCTTTTCCTTCTTTGGCTTTCTGTTTCCATTTTTCTGTGTCTCTTCCTCAGTCTCTTCTTTTGGTTCCTCACCTTTTGTTCCTGCTTTCTGAAGCATCTCATCAGAGACATATGACTTTCCAAACAGTGATTGCGCAACAAGATCAACATCATACTCAAGGAGGCCAAACTGATTTCTCTTCATCAGTCTTGCCATTCCCTCGTCAACATTGATAGGCATCAGACATTCAATATGGTTGATTCTCTCACCGGATTTGTCAAATACAAACTGAGGCTGAACTTCCTCTCTGAGCATATCTCCGCAGGCATTGAGAGCTGAGCCTCCTGCTGTTGTTATCTCCACAGCATGTTTCATTATGGATGTCAGCAATGGGAAAGCTCTCTTTATCTGTGATGACTCATACAAAGGTACAGCCAGTTTTCCGTCAGCTCCAACCTTGCAAAGTGACAGGTCATCAAGATCATATCTCACACTTCCCTCTGTCTGTCTTGCCATCTGCTCTGCTATATGGACAGGATCTCCCATGCGCTTGATGTTCCTTTGTGCGTTTCTGTTGCAGATATCGCTGATGGTTCTGTTGTACTCATCCTTCATCTGTTCTGCCGTAAGAGTCTTTCTCTTGTGGTCATACAGTCCTGTGATGGTGAATGTGTCCTCAGGATCTATGTCATTCTGTATCTGTCTCTCAAGCTGAGTACCCATGGCTCTTGTCTCTTTTCCTGTAAGGTGGTTTCCTGTTGATGTCTGGTCACCAAAATATTTCAAAGGTACAGTGTGAACTATGTTCTTGTTTCCTGCGTACATCTCATTATATTTGCTCATATAGTACTCAACCTTATTGTCAAGGTTGGATCCCTCTCCTCCATTCTCCATGTTCTGTCTGACATTCTCGTCTGATATTGGAGCAATTCCATTGATATCCATTGTGTCGCAGCATCCAACCTTGACACATGAATCATACAGCATTGCGTCAATGTTGTTTTGTTCCATCCATTTGTTCAACGCTATATATCTTGCGTCATACTTTCCTGCAAAAGCCTGCAGTGCGGCAGCAAATACAGTCTCTGAATCCTTGTGCTGGATTGGTGATTTGATTCTGTATATGCTTCCGTCATTCATCTTTATGTCAACCGGAACCTGACCATACAGATAGAACTTTGTCTGTCTGTTGAATACCTGAAGATCATTTATGTTTAGTCCTCCAAGCATTTCAAGCTTCTCTTTTTCACCACTGTTGAGGAGCTTGAGTTTCTGATATACAAGTTCCTGCTCATCAGTCCATTGATGAGCCATTACCAACATTGTTCTGTATGATGACAGGGTTCTTCTTGCGGCACCATCAGTCCAGTCTATTGAATTGTAGGCATCCTTTATGGCCTGTTTCTCATTCAGAAGCTTGGCTTTGTAATCCTCCAATGCTTTTGGATCACTGTTGTTCTTTTTGAAGGTGTCAAGCTGCTTGGCAATCTCGTCATCTTCTGTCTTGTCAAATACAGACTTGTCTGTTCCCTCTATGTTTCTAAGGAATGTATTTGAAGGAGTCTCTATTGTTTTTGCATATATGACTTTCTGGTTTGGCTTTCCTTCACACCTCCATTGAGGGTTCTGCTTGCTGACATATTTTGCGCTCTCATCAAGCTTGGAGTGTGGAGAGTGAACCTCCTTGAAACGTTTTATGAAGTCAGCGTAATTCTTATAGAAGGCAATATCGGAAGTAAGCATCTGTGTTATTTCAATCTGCGCATACCAGTTGTCAAGCTGCGCTCTTACAAATGACTGGTATTTCATGTTATCTTCCGTTTTCATTCCCAGCACATTCTCTATCTGTGCAGCCTTGTCTCCGAATTTTGCGGATATAAGATCATGTATGGATGCTATATCCTGATCTGTAAATCTGTCTCCATTGTTTATTTTGTCAAATAGGCTTTGGCTTATATGGATATTCTTGGCTTCTGACAGTTTGTGTTTGCCATCCCTGAAGTCTGTCAGATCAACTATCAGTCTTTCATTGACTGACTGGTCACCCACCTTTTCATCGTCTTTTCTAAAGAACAGATCCTTGATGGCTTCTCTTGCGTTTGTTATTGAGGATCCCATGATATATAAGCCCTTATGGTTCTCATCCTCGTTATATGCACCCATTCCTATTGCGGCATCAAACTCAGAGTCTATGTGGTTTCTCAGTGTTTTCTGAACACACATTCTGATGATGTGGTTTATTTTTGATGGATCAGTCTCTTTGTCAAGTGCGTCAAGCATCAGTATTGCTGGCTTTCCTGCCTCAACTGTAACCTTCATTGTGTTGAACTCAGGAAAGAAGCAGAATTGCTTTCCTCTCTCTGCGTAATTGTCTATTCCAGAGTTTGAATTGCGTACAGCTTTTATTCTTTTGTATTCCTGAAGTGCGACATCGGCAAACTTGTTTATGCAGTCATCGGAAAGATCCTTTCCATTGAACCAGTTATTATGCTTTCTCATTCTTATGAAGTCAAATGAGTTGGCATCAGCCTCAACAGGAACAGGATAATAGGCATATCCATCTTCTGTTGATTTGTCATACATGTTGAATATTGAGGCAAACACATGAGGACTTTTCATCTGTGCATATTCAGTGCCATCATAATCAAGCAGATGTATGCAGTCAAATTTGTCTCTGAAATCCTGGTTGAACTTCAAATCATTAAGCACCTCTATTGAATATGTAGGTATTCCCTTTCCATCTTTTGTCTTGATGAACTGGTCATACTGTGAGAACTCGTCATCAAACCACTTGTTGAATCTTGCGTTAGGATGTTCTGGATCATACTTGTCCATCTCTGATTTAACATGATCCATGAACTCGTCAAGATAACCCTTGTTCTGGTGTATGTTGTAAGTCTTTCTTCCATTTCTGCAGAAAGCTTCTGTTGCGGAGTTGTCTATCTCCTTCATCATCTTGGCTATATTTCTGTAGTATGTCTTTGCGTAAGATATCATGTCATTGTTTATGACTTCGAGAGAATCCCTGTCCCATCCTTCCAGATCAGCGTTTGTAGCTTTTTGCGCTTTTGTGAGTATCTGTTGTATTTGCTCAAGAATGTAAGATCCTGCAGACTGTCTTTTGAGTGATCTCTCATGTGTAGTGTTATCTATTATCTCGGAGACAATATCCGGACCTGACAACATTCCTTCAAGCATGTCAGATTCCACATTGATTCCTATATCGTTGAGGACTTCCTGCAATGAGTTTTTGATATTATTTATTCTTGGCATTATGTACTGATCATCCCTTATCTTGATAAGACAGTCTCTCAGTTCCCTGTCAAACAGATTGGAATCGTTTGCCTCCTTGAATGTCTGCTGTACTCCATCAAGTATGTTCTCATGGAATATCCTTTTCTTTATTTCATTTTTCAGTTTATCCTGTTCCAGGGATCTTGATGGTTCGTCATATTGCTCATTGGTCTTGAGAATGTCAAATGTGATTTTATCAATCATATTTTCAAATTCACTTCTGCTCAATGAGGTTCCGTTAAAGTAATTGGCCAGCGTGTAACTGCGTATTTTATTTTTTATACTATCAGCAGCATCTATTCTCTCCTGTTCTATATTTGAGAATAGTGTTCTGGTCATTTCTCTTTCTGAGATATCCTTTCTCCATTTGTCAAACAGATATGAATATCCTTCCGGCTCTGTAAGATTTATTCTTTTCACCGTGCCATCCTTGACAGAAAGTTTCGTCATCATGGTATTTGATTTATGGAAGTTGATGAACAATGTGCCAAGAAGATCATTCTTATCTTTCTCGCTCATGCCTTCATTTTCCACCTGTTCCAGTATGCCATGAAGAAATGGATATCTTTCCACGTTGTTTCTCAATATTGAAAGGACATCATCGGAAGTCTCCGCTGGTCTTATGAGATCATACAGTGTTGCCTGTATGGCTCCCGGATTAAGGTATGCCACATTTCCAAATGCGTCTCTCTCTACTGTATATCTGCCATTGTTTGCTCTTATGTATTTTGGAATTGATTTCAGCAGCTTTCTGGTAAGTGGTGCAAATGATTTTGCATCCTTGTCAAAATAGAAATTGTCAGAATAGGTTGAATTGGCCATGGCCTCCTCAATCTCAGCCTGCATTTCATCCATTATTTTTTGCTGCTCTTCATCGTTTCCTTCAGCCTGGTTGTATTTCTCATATGTATCAGCCTGAATATCCTCGACAATCTGATGTGCATCCATGTCATCCTTGATCTCCTTCTCCATTTCTTCAGAGAAGATTCCGGATTTCAATTTCAGATTCATCATGTCCGTAAGCTGAGTCAAAGCTCTCTCTCTTAATACAGGAAATGAGTCATCAAGAGATATCACAGATGCGTTTCTTTTCAGCTGATCCCTCACCGTCTTTATATATGAGTCAGCAGAGTTCTTGTATTTGTCAAGAACTGTTGAGAATCCGTTTTCATCTCTGATGATATTCCCATTGGCATCTGTTTTCACAAGGCCGAGATCCTCGAATCTGCTTTGGGCTATGCTGCGTGCAGTATTCAGCATTGCGTTCTCGTCACCATACATTCTTACATATTCATTCTTTATTGCATTGAATATGTTTACGACTTTGAATTTTGATATGAACTCATTTGGAGTCATATTCAGTTTTGTCGACTGTGATTCTACAAAATTCTTGAAGGAGAAGGCAAGACTCTTTGACAGGGATTGTATTCCTCTGGAAGATATCCTGCCTCTCAACTGGTTTGTGCTTGCAAGAAATGCATCAATATCAGCCTGTGTACTCTGCGCTGTGTCTTTTGCTTCAGTATAATTTCTTTGTGCAAATAAATTTTCAAGTCTTGTTGCATAATTGTTTTCCTTATTGCTGAGACTTGTTATCATTTTATATGTTGCTTTGGAAAGGAAAATTCCATTCAGTGTCTTACCCAAAGCAACTCTTGCTTCCAAGCCATAAACTATCGCTGAGGCTATATTGTTTCTTATTCCGTATCTGATGTCAGAAATAGGGACTTCTCTTCCTTTGAGATTGAATGATGAGAAGTCCAATATGTTTTGACTTCTTGCGTCAACAGAGGAAATATCTTCTGATATCTGATGATAATTGAGAGTCTCATCGTCAGATTCGCCTACTTCATCATTCTTTAAAATGATGTCATCAGCTTTCATATCACCAAAATCTTTCTTGTATTGATCAAGATTGTTATGTATTATGGCGTTTGGATTGACACTTCCTGATTTCTTGTCATATACAGGAATAACAGTTGTCCCTTTCTGTGCATTTTCAAGTTTTGCAATAATAAGATCATCTGGGATACCCTGTTCATTATTACTTGTATAACCTTTTCTTTCTGTCTCACCAAGTCTCAAGTCCTCCTCTATGATCTCGTCTATAGCGTGCTGTACAATGTATGGCTTGCTTAGATAAGCGTATGCCGGGTTTTCTGCTATCTTCTTTTTTAATTCTTCTGACAAGCTCTTTGCTCTTTTGCCAGGTATATTACATAATAGTGCCATCTTAATAATTTATTTTGATTGCAAATATAGACATATTTACATAAAAAAAGAGACTCATTTATGGGCCTCTTTTCCTTATCTCAGTTTTATATTTCATTTTCCTGTGCTTCCTATTCCCCCACGATTTTTATCATCGAGCTTTCTCACTCTCTCCAGCTCGAATCCGCTGGTGAAAAGCCATTTGATTTTCTGCCATATTGTCGCTCTCTGTGACAGCACAACCTTGAACTGGCATACTCTCTCATTGACATCTATTATTGTGTCGATGTTTTTGTCAATGATGATTGCAGGTAATTTCCAGTAATCATCATTTCCGCAGTACTCATTGTCTATGATTCCTATCGAGTTTGCCATCATGATATTCTTCTTTGATGGTGTGCTTGATCTAAGCACCATGTGTGCCTCATATCCTTTGGGAAGCTTGATGGCTATCCCGAGGTTGATCATATGCACTCCTCCCTCATCATGTCCTGCACTGACAGCAAACTTGTTCTGCATATACAAGTCTATCCAGTCTCCGTGCTGTGTTGGCTCAATACCTTGAAGGCCAAACTCCTCTTTGTACTTATAATAAATTGTCTGTTTCATGTGGCTTACTTTTTGGTGATTGGAAAAGATAATAATGTATTCTCACGAATGAATCCACGGCTTTTGTCCAGCTCTGCAATCTTCTTCCTGATGTCGATCTCCATCCATTGGACTGGTAATGCTCATACAGTCCCTCAAGAAGCTCATTGAGTTCGTCTGTCTCTTCTTTCGTGAACTCAAAACGCTTGACAGCTGACTTGCAGTATTCCTTCACCATTGCTGATGATGGTGCTGTGAATAACGGATTCACAAGTTCAACCGGTATAAATCCCTGAGGCCATTGCTTGGTCATGTCTGTCTTTATGAACAGGCTTCCGTTGACCATTCTTCTTTCTGTCACCTTTCCTGATGATGGAAATCCCTTGATGGCAAGCTCTGTGTCATCACCTTTTTTGATTACTGAATATTTGCTCATTTTTCTATTATATTTAAACTGTTCATTTGTGTTGCGAAGATGCGCTTGCTTGTATCTATGTCCTTGCTTTCTATCCTGTCAAGATACACGTCTCCCGTTATCATCGCAATGTCCTTGAGGCAATGTGATATGAGTTCGATGTCAACATCCTTCTTTATCTCATATCTGTATCTGTCACCTATCAGCTTCTGGAACTGCTCTGCATAGAATCTGTCTGTAGTTCTTACATATTCCATGATGCAGTCTATCATCGCACACTCTGCAATGGTTTCCGTCTTTAGCCTGTCCTTGCATATCTCGAGACCCTGTTTCTGCATTTCCCTGTAACACTGTATTCTCATTGTTGACAGTGTCTGTCTGATTGTCTTGAACAGGCTCTCTGAGTTTCTCATCACACAGCAGTAAAGCTCTCCTCCCATTTCCTTCATGTTTGACGCATGGTATCTTCTGAATGTGTTTGATATCTGACGGTCAAACTCCCTTGTCTCCTTGTTGCCGATTATTATCAGGTCATCATGCAGTGTCTTGTAGGCATACTCCGCAATATTGATTGCGAATATTGGGAGATACACACTGTCTATTCTGCTTTTGATTGGAATCTTCTCCATGATAACCTTGTTCATATCAGTGTTTGATAATTTTCTTTCTTTCATTTTTATTCTTATTTATCGCATTTTAAAAAATATGAATAAATTTTTGTCGCTATTGATCTCATTTCAGGATGAACCTTGCCTGTTGACTCTGAAAGTCTTTTGTCAAGGAAGTACATCCATTCATCCTTGAAGCATGTATGCACCATCTTTGTCTGTGTCTGCAATGGAAGAACCAGTCTTGCATCCTCAGCTTTCCACTTGAAGCGTTTTATCAGCGTGTTGTAGATCATGGAGTCAATTTTGAAAGCAAGATTCACCAGCTTGTCACTCATCCATGCTTTCAGGTTGTAACTGTTGGATACTCCAATTTCAGTGTTCGGATTTCTGAACATCGAGAATTGAACCCCACCGAACTTGTCAGATGAAAAGTTGCAATATCTGGTTGACTGCTCGCATATTGAGTGCATCCTGTACCTGTTGAGTTCCCTTGAGATGGCTATGCTTGTTCCTATGTAGAACGTTCTTCTTCCGAAGAACAGTCCATCTTCAAACTCCTTTGCTGTCGGCTCCACGATATACTGGGATCCGTCTGTCCCTACAACAGGAAACTTGGCTGTAATGAACTCCAGATATGAGGTGGACACATATTCCATGTTGTCATGTGTCACAATCCTGCTGTGCTCGAAATTGTATCTGTCAACAAACTCGTCTGAGAGAAATGACTTGTCAAGATCCATCATCCTGAATACATCTGACGGTATCTTCAGATAAAGAGTGCCGTGTTCAAGTGGTGAGAAATGCTTGTTCTTGATAAGGTTGTTGACAAACTTCACCGGATCATCAACCTTGTGATATCCATAACACACTGTAGCACATTCTGCTACAAACTTGATGGCACCATCAATGGTGAATCCATCCTGCCGCCATACTTGGACAAAATCTTCATTAAGCTCCATAAAATGATAAATTTATTACGTTCTTTGACATTTTAAGTTCATCTCTTTTGTTCAGGGCATACTGCTTGAAGCTATCAGGCATCTTGCTGATGTCCCCAAGTCTTATCTCGTACTTGCACTCTGACTCGCCCTGTGTGAATGTTCTCAGCTTGTCAAGAGCCATGATGTACAATACAGCTCTTTCAACCAGATGCTGTGAGAATCCGGAGATCTTCTTCTCTGTCTCCTCCACATTGTCTGTGGCGTTGATCTTCTCTATGACCAGTGGAAGATGCAGTCCCACGGTGATCATGTCTGTCTTGTATCCATGTGTGTCTGAAATGCCGGGTATGTCTATGTATGCAGCATTGAGATCCTTGTCAATGCTTGGTCTCTCCTTTTTCAGCGGGAACATTCTTCTCAGCTGACGTCTCAGGAAAAACAGATTTACATCCATCACCATCTTCCAGTCATCGTCAAAGTCCACAGGCTCGTTGTCAAGCATCTTCTGATGGATGAGGCTGAGCACTTTCTCTTTTTCTATCTTTTCTATCTGTGCGTTTCTGTAAAGCGTTGATGTCTTGTTGCACAGACCTCTCGCAAGATTGTATGAGATGACAGCATCTATCTGGCAGCTGTGTATCAATGCTATTCCAGGCTGCTTTTTGTCTGAATCCCTGATGCACAGCATCCTCAGATCCTTGTAAAGGTCTTTCATCTTTCCTGCAGGTATTGGCTCTCCTGAGAAAGCGAACGCTCTTCTTACTGATGCAAGAGCCTTTGTCATTGAGAATGGCTCTGTTCTACCGTCTTTTTTCTGAACTCTGAATTGTCTCATTTTATTTATTTGTTTAAGAATAATACTAAATTGTTTGGCATCAGATCCTGGCTGATACCTATTGGAACCTTTACCTCTTTGTGCTGAAGGTAATATGTCAGCTCATCCGCTATCTCATATGGATCCCTCATGATGATGTTGTGGTACTTTCCATATACCAGTGTTCCCGTTTTCTTTGTGTCAGGGAACTCCCAGCACAATGGTGTGAGTGTCTCCTTGTTGACCACAATGAATGTGTAGTCCGCAAGCTTGTACTTCTTGTAGAAAGGATCCTTGTCCATGGCATCCCTGATGAGTCTCCAGTAGGCTCTTGCCTGTATCTGGTAACTCCACTCCCTGAATGACTGGAAGAACTCCCATTCCTTGTGTGACGATGTTTTCAGATCTACCGGGTAAACAGTCTTTTCCTCATGGTTCACGATTATCAGATCTGCCATGCATCTGAATGGAATCTCCTGTGCGTTGAATGGAAGATCAGATTTTCCTGGCTTCAAGTCCTTCAGCGATCCTCTGAACTTCAGCTGGTAATATCTCTTTACAGAGTCTGTGTCCGGAGTACCAAAGTAGAACTTGGTGGCATCAGAGTTCCTCAGTGCGTCAACTGACTTGAAAACCTTGTCTGCCATCTCCTTTGAAAGGACAGTCCTTCCAGCGCATTTTATCAGCTCCCTGTAATAGGATTCGCCTTTCTCCCTGATTACCTTTGCCCTTGTCTCAGGTTTCCATCCTGGTCTGTACTTGAGTTCCTCTGTGGCATTGATGATTACTGAGTCAGGCATGCTTGCAAGTGTTGGGCAGGCTGTGCCCTTGATTGATGCAAGATAGTTCACCATCTCCGTTATCTGCGGCTCAGGTTCCTCGAATGTCCCTATTGAGAACCTCTCATTGAAGTTGTCAATACCATCGGTTATTATTGAGTCAACCGCAGATCCGAATGTCAGTGATGGACTTGACACTGGCTCAAACAGGGTTGGTATTGCGTCAAATCCGCCTCTCTCATACTTGGCAAGTATGGAGTAGCTGAGGGCAGGATCCTTCCTGTATTCAGCTTCTGTCACATCCCATGACAGTTCCTTGAAATCCTTAATGCTTTTTTTCATTCTGTATAATTTTTATAAGTTCGTTTACTTCTTTCATATTGAACACCTCAAAGTACATTGATGTGTCTGTCTGAGTCTCAAGCCATTTCCTGAACAGCTTTTTCTTCAGTGGAAAGACATCGTTCTCAAAGCCCTTACACTCTACAAAGATATGAATTTTATTATAAATAAAATAGAAATCCGGTGTATAAGTTATAGGAAGAATCTTTTTTTTATTCTCTTTGAGACTTCCGGTCTTTTTGTCCTTGTCATAAAAGGAAACGCCGGGTTTGAATCCTTCAACAAGAGTTATTTTCTGGCTCTCGTATTCCGGTCTCATCCCAGCGTTCTTCAAAAGAAGATAAGTGTTGGCCTCAAGCTTTGACTTGAAGCCAATGCCATCAATCCTTACAGCTGTCGCATTGGCAACCTTCTTGTTTGCCGTGCTTTTCCTTCTGAACATTTCTGTCTATTCTGTTTTCCAGGTCAAAGATAACCTCTCCTGCAGCCGTTGCCTCGATGTAGCTTCTGAACAGGGAGAAGTGCTTGCAAAGGAATCTGTATTCCTTTTCCGAGTGCACCTGTCTGCTGATTGCGCTTCCGTTGACAAGATTCACCATGTACACTGTCTTTCTATCGTAATAGTTGTCAAGGATATTGTCTGGATATCTGCTGTCAAGAAATCTTGATGCTGCGACAAACAGTGTTCTCTTGGCGAGTTCAGGGTTTATCATTCTTGTCATCGCCAGGAACTTGGCTGGTGACACCTGCTCATTCTCACTCAGACCTGCGTTGATTCTCTTTCTGATGAACTCCAGTGTACCCTCAAGGACAAACCTGTTGTATCTGAGGTGTGCTCTGCGCTCTTCAAGCATGCTGAGTTTCTTTGCCTGGATGTCTTTCTCTGCGTTTCTCTTGATGAGATCCTTTGCTCTCATGTAGATTTTGTTGTTGAACTCCGCCTGGCTGAATGTGTTTCTCTTGATGAAGTCATCTGTAAGCTCCTCATACACCTGCTTTGAAAGAGCGTCAGCTCTCTGCTTGATGTTGAGTCTCTTGCTCACTTCCTCACTGAGGATTTCCTCAACCATCTTTCTCAATTCTTCTTTATCCATTATATAAAAAATTAATTTAGTTTCAATTTATAACCAACATGTAATTATCAGGAATGTCATCAACATATTTTCTGATGTATTCCTCGAGAACCTCCCTCGTTGATCCCATGCCTATGAACTCACCGAAGTCATTGTAGTATTCAGTTGGAATCTTTCTATTGAATACGACCACAAGGCTTGTGAAATCCATCATGTCTATCAGAATGGCTGATCCAGTGTGTCTGTTCTTGAACCATCCATATGAGTATGATACCCTGTATGCGTAGAATGAGAAGCATTTTGAGCAGTCATCCCTGTCCACGAATGTAAGTCTCACAGGTTTTATTGAACTGTAGTCAACCTTCATTCTTATTGCCCATCCGAATCTGTAGAATTTCCTGAAGAACCTTGCGAGTCTGTCATTTATTCTCCATCCTATCCTTTTCTGTTTATCCGTATACATAATTTTTTTTTTGTTAGAAGCCCTTTGGAGGCTCGAAGTTACTTGCCATTATGGCCACTATAACCAGCAATACAATAAGTGTCATACAAACAGGTTTGAGAGCAGGCTGCTCAGTTTGTCCTTGCCATAGAACCTGTATATGTCAGACACATCCTTTCCCTTCTCTGTCTCCGGAAGCTCAAGCCTGATGAATCCGCTCTGCTTTGCAAAACGCTCAGAATCCTCTTTTCCTGCCTTGTCAGAGTCAAACAGGATGTAGATGGACTGATACCTTTCCTTGAGGTTTTTGATCGCTGTATCGCTCATGTAATAGCCTTCTCCCTGCATTGACAGCGCAGGTATCCCGATATTGTTGTGCAGGCAAAGGGCATCCTTTACAGAAGAGCATATGCACAGCTTGTCCCCCTTCGGGGGGATCCTTGTCCACAGGCTTATCACCGATGAGTCAAAGTTGTTGCACCACTTGAATCCATCCTTGTTGAATGGCTGGTATATCTTCAGCATGAATCTGTCATCCTTGTGCTCGATATATGCGTAGGCATACCTGTCTGCTGCAAATGTGTATGGTACTCCATCCTTGATGATGATCTTGTGGCTGATTGCGTATATGCCATAGCTGTTCAGGTTGATGAAGTCAACGCCGTATGATTCCCAGTACTCCCTGTCATCATCGTTGAAGTCCCTTATCTTCACCTGGATGTCTATGTTGCTCTTTGTGCTTACCTTAGGGCCTGCGTCATCGCTTACTCTCACACTGCTTGATGCGGTTACCCTGTATTTGCACATATCGTCATACACTCTTCTTATTGCCTCAGGGAATGTGCAGTTCCACATCCTCATCAGCAGGGAGAATGTTGATCCTGATTCACCTGTGGAGAAGTCCTTGTAATGGATCTTGAATCCATCCTTTGTGTATATTGCGAATGATGGATGCCTGTCCGGCCTTAATGGACTTTTGATCTTGCATGGTATCTCTTTGACACCAAGATAAAAGGACAGGATCTGAGCCTCGCTGACTCTGCATAGTATGTCCTCTTCGGACATTTGTAATCTTCCTTTTGCGAACATTGTTATTTGTTTTAATTGTGCACAAAGATATGAATATTTATTGTCAGTATCTGTCTGATGCTGTTTTTTGTGCTTATTTGAAGTTGGAACTTGGATTGAGTTTCATCTTATTTGTTTAAATATGGTATTTTTGATTCTTTTACTTCTCCATTCTTCATGAATGTCTCAGAATATACAGTGCGTTTTTCGTTCTCATACTCTATTGAAAGTCTGAGTTTGCTTATGTCCATCCAGTTTCCTTTTGCTATAAGCATCGGGTTCACATAGTAGTAGCTTCTTTTTATTTTCATTGATCCGTCTTTCTGTTTCTTTGACAGTGGAAGAAGAACCTCTTTCTCTTTCAATGACTTTATTGTCCTCTCAAAAGTCCTTGGCTCAATACACAGATATTCTATTGCGCTCTCCTTTAGCTCTCCTGCCACATAAACTATGTTCTTGTAGTTCATCTGTGCAATAAGATACATGAATGTGCTTGTCTCCAGCTTGTTCAGATTTGACAACAATGCAAGATCGTTTACATATAGTTTCACAAATTCCGGCTCACTGTTGACGCAATATGTTTTCTGTGTACTGACTGACGAAATCTCTCCTGTACTATGGTCTACTACCTCATTTACAATGAGTTGACTTAATTTTCTTTTTTTATCTTCCATTTTTCCTATTCTCTTCTTTTCTGTAAATTGTAACATATATGATTATCAGCGTTTTACATTTTCAAAAGCGACCGTAGCTAATGTCGTAAACACCGACCACAGCTGTTGTCGTAAATTGCGACCATAGCTATTGTCGCTTTTGGTTTTTTTTACGCTTATTATTTACGACATTTTCTGTCATCAAAAGTAATACTTTTTTATCACATTGACGTCATATAATGTCGTTTTTTTTATGGAGGTGATCTGTTTTTGTTCATGATTTTATATAAAAAAACAGGGAAGCCAGAATCAACCGGTTTCCCTGCACAATTAAAATAACAACAAAATGAAATTAGAATGGCAAGTCTTCATCCATTTTCTTGGTATCATCCACAAATGGGGATGCTGCAACAGGTGCTGCTGGCGCACTTGGTGCCTGTACTCCGTAGAGCTTGCTGAGGTCTGTTGCCTCAACGTTGAACTCTTTTAGTGGAGCATAGCAATATACGCAGTTTCTTGTTGCATAAGAGTCATCGTCTATGGCTTTCTGGAACAGCTCTGGTCTGTTTCCATTGCCCATGAAGAATCTGTTGTATGCGTTCTCAAACATCTTTCCCTGGTCTGATGTGCGTATTCCTATGGCTACATAAATTACAGCCTCAGGAAGCATGTCATGGATGCTCTTGATCTCTGTTATGTTTCCCTTGAAATAGTCAGCTATTCCATCAAGTCTCGCCATACACTGATCTTCTGTGACCTTATCATTCTTCACCCATGTCTTTGTATCCCGGTCATACTTGTCAGGATTTGGAATCCACAGGAGTGTTTTCAGGAAGTTGGTAAGATCCTCCTCACCCTTGTGGAGTGGTCTGTAATCCTCTGACAGTCTTGCTGGCCCATTGGAATACATAGGGATCTTGTGTGCCTCCTTCTCCTCCTTGGTAACCCATGCTGTCCTTCCGAACTTGTCAATCACCTTGCACTTGGTGTTGGCGTTGTTCCACTGGTCTGCATCCTGAATGAAGAAGCCAACCCTTGTCTTGATGCTTGGGGCTGTCTCTGTTGCAATGGTCTGCACAATGAACTCTATTCTCGCACAGGCAACTCCGTTGTCGTTGGTGAGATAGTATTCAGGATCCTTGTCAACGTTTCCTTTGTATATTGAAGAAAGCTCCTCCTTGGTTGGATTTACAGCCAGTATCTTCACTGGTGCTATTCCATAATACAGCTTTCTTGGTTCATTACTCTTGTTCTCTGCTGGTCTCTCTGATACTTTTGTTGTAAACATAATCTTAAAAAATTAAATTGTTGATTTTATTATCTGTTGATTTTATTTCTGACCTTTGATTTTGGTGCCAAGCTCCTTGACCTTGTTCTTGAAGGTCTCATTTGTCTGCAGCGCAGGACTCTCTCTCCATATCTTCTGGAGATCGTCAATGGTTGTGCACATATCCAGTTTCTTCATCTTGATGTCAAGCTCCATTTCCTCTGATGACATCTGCTTCTTCTTTCCATCTGAAGATGTGTTGTCCATGGTGTCCGCATCCTTTGTGTCATCAATGCAGAAGAGTCCGTTCAGCGCATATTTTCTTGCGTATGATGAGGCTGCTCCTGTTATCTGTGACTCATCCATGCCTTTCTTGGTCTCAGCCTCCCTGGCATATGCGGATGTCTCTGCTATGGTTTTTCCTGCATTGTCCCTGAGTGTGGCTGTCGCCTTTACATAGAACCGGTTTCCTATCAGCTCTATGGAATCCGATATCTCAAGTGACATATCCTCAAGAAGCGGCTTTACTGCCTCAAGAATATCCTCGCAACTGCGGTATCTGTAACCGCCAAACTTGTTCATCTGTCCCTTTGGGGCTTTTAACTCTTTCTGAATCTCGCTTAATGTTTTCATTTTGTCTGTTTTTTAATTATGTAAATATAGCAATTTTATATGATTTATCCTATAATATAAATCAACTTTCTCTCAGTTTTTTGAGGTACTGGTATATCCTCTGCATGGCTGGAGTGTCAGTGGCTTTCGGCATCTCATGGAAATAGCATATTGCCCCATCAAAGTACATGGCTATCGCACCTCCCGGACATCCGTCTCTGTTGATCATTATCTCTATGAACCTGACATTGTCCTTGAGTGTGGTGATGTCATATCCCTGATAGTTCGGTATGTCGAACTTGAATGGAGAGAAGATGCCTATCATCAGATTGCAGTCCCTGGCTGTGTACTTTGAGTCTGCGAGGTTTGCAACAGATGGCTTCAGCTTCTCCATCATCTGCGCATTGAGTGACTCTCCTGCGAAGGCCTGCTGCTGTATGAGCACTGACGTGAACTTGTATCTGTTCCTGAGTATCACGCAGTATTCTGACAGCTTGTCTATGGTCTGCTTGAGGTTCATCCCTCTTTCCTCTGACACAAGAGACACATGGTCAAAGAACACAATCCTGTATTCCTCTGTGTCCTCGGCCTCATAGTAGTCGAATGTCTTTACATTCTTCTTTTCTCCTGTGTTGTCATCCTTGACGGGTATCTCCTTCATGTGCACTGTGCCATGATCCTCGGCATATCTCTTGCACTCATTGTAGACTCCGGTGGGATTTCCGCTCTGCGAGAATATGATTGACTTCTCAAAGAAATCGAATATGTCCTGCAGGTAGTCATCCTGAAGGAGGTCAAGTATGTCCTTTGACACTGGCTTGTTGTCCTTCACTGACTTCATGTCTGTCGGTGACACTCTTACCTCATGCTTCGTGTAGTCATAGATGATGTGGCTCATGAACCTTGTCATCACATCCTCCGGAGTCTCCTCCCTCGCATAGTAGAATATCTTGATTCTTATCTGCGTTGGATGGTGGTACGCATACATGATTGAGTTGTATATGAACAGCCATGATGCAAACTGCGTCTTTGACGCTTTTGTGGATGCTGTTACCACATAGTACTTTCCCTGCTCCACTCCAAGGAAATCATCGGCGAACCTGCTGAATGGCGATGGTATGGAATTGATCTTTCCACTCAGGATCCTGTCCCTCTTTTCCTCCAGGGAGTTGATTACCCTGTCCTTTAATCCAAGCTCTTCACTCATTGTTGATTATTTTTGCAATATGTTTTGCCTCTTCCATGGCACTTTCCTCCTCGAAATCTCTCCTTTGTCTCAGAGTCTCGAAGATCCTCTCGTCTGTTATCCCGAGGATTTTCAGCTTGTGCATTGAGCATGTGTATGACTCCTCGCTGAGACCTGGCATCATGAGCACCATTGAGAATGACACAATGTCCATCATCATCCTCATCTTGTCATAGCTGTCTGAATCCTCATTGAGGTTGTCAAGTATGCGACTTATCTTCTTCCTCAGTTTTCCTGCCTTTGCAAGATCCATGGGTATCGCAATCCTGTCTTTCATCTCATGCTTGTTGTCCAGTCCCTGTTCTCCGGAGCTGAGCCTTCGCTGTTGGTTAAATAGTTGTACAGCTCACTCGTGAACTGGATCTCGTTGTTGCCATCCTCTCCTGGCTTGATGTCATTCTTGAAGATGAAGTACTTTAACAGTTTCATGTATCTGTAATCGCCATTGAAGCTCTCAACGTACTTTCTGGTGGCCTCAGCGATGTCTTTGTCAGAGAATGAACCAAACTTACCTGTGAACTGCAGAAGTCGTCTGTGGATCAAGAATGGGCCTTCTGTCCAGTAGAAAGCAGTCCCATCCTTTTTGCCCTTCGGGTATATTGATTTAAGAGTCTTTTCAAGAGCTGTCTCATCTTTTGAATCTTCTCCCCCTGATATGCCCCCCTCCGGGGGGGTGTCATACTCTGTCTTGCAGACTGCCTTCAGCAGATTGTGCCCTCTCTTTGTCATGATAAGCTCGTCATTGTTTCCGAACATATCCTTCTGGATGGCCAGTATTCCCAGTCTTACCATCTTTGCCTTTATCTGCTCTGTGTCGCAGCATATTGCCTTCAGCCAGATTATGTCACAGTCGTCAAGCTGGAACTCTTTGGCTTTCTTTGAATCAATTTTGATTGTGCTCATTTTTGTTTTGTTTTTAAAATTCAAGCATTTTTGTCATTATAAATCTGAAGAGCTTCAGGATACAGTAAAGAGTGAGTGCACTTACCATTACCGTTATACAGAAAATCCACGCTCTTAGGTTTTCTATAAAGAAGCTGCTTTGAAAAAATTGTTCTAACATGTTTATTTTTTTATGATTCATCATCAAACACATATCTAAAAAACCATACTAATGCATACAATGCGAAAAAAATTAGTATCACATTAATCAATATAACATCTGCCGTAATAGTTTTGCTAATCAATTCTACTACTTTGGGATCACTTAATAATTTGTCTAACATTTTATTTTGTATTAATTATTATTGTAACTGTCATTGTAATATTTGCACTTTAATTCCATGTTGAAGAAAGCATTGATTGTTCCATTTATTATTCCGTAGAAATAATCCTCCTCGCTCTTGTCTGTGACATTGAATCCGGTTGCATGAGAAGAGTTGAACATTTCCTTTTTGTTCAAAAGGATGTCTATCAGCAATGCGTCTCTTACAACTATGTCATCTGATGTGAAGCAGATCTCGACTGTGAATGATGTTGATTGCATCATTGCATAATATTCATAGCCCAACGTTCTTCTTTGTGTCAGATGAGCATTGTCAAAGCGTTTGCTGAAATTCTCTTTGAAATAACGCTCCACTGCAGCTTTTACTGTTTCTAATTTTTTCATTTTATTTTTTTGTCTTTATTCTGATTTTCTTTTAGCTGTATCTGTCTGATTCTTTCTTGGCATATATGGATGATCTTGTTGTAATCCATTGTCCTCTGTTGTTCTGGCGTCATGGACTTGTCATCCTTTGTCCGCAGGATTCTTTTGATGATATCCGCATCCCATGGAGTCAGATCCTTGTAGTCCAACCAGATGCTCCATGGCTGTATTGTATGCGCCGCATAGTCCGAGTTTCCCTCGTTGGCTGTCCTTACCTGTGAGCTGTCTATGATTCCGAGCATTTCCAGCTTGTCATACAGCTTCCTGCTGATTTCCTTTTTCTCTTCTTTCTGTTCCATTGTGTCCTTTTCTGTTTTTGTATCCATTACTTTTGTTCTTTCGTCTTTCTCGTGCCACCATTTCAGGTACCAGTCCTTGTCTGTCATTGTCTTTATCTTCAGGTTTCCTTTTGTCGGATGTTCCAAGTATCTGCCGTCTATGAAAGCATGCTTCGGATATATCCTTTCTGACTTGAACGGTTCCGTGAAGAATATTCTGTCATACTCGTCTGATGAGTAGCTTCCGTATTCCCACATTCTCCATCCTATTTCGCTTCTTTTGTACAGGCACAGATATCCCTCTTCTGTCACTCCCTCCACCCTAAAGTCATCATCGTACTTCACCGGATTGTCAGCTATTCGCCAATATTCCCAGGTCTCGTCAATGTTGTCAGGATTCTCTATCGTGTGTGATATCCATAATCCCTGGTTGTCCGCATTGTCATTGTTCAGTCGCTCAAAATTGTTGTTTCCAGGATATGTTCTCTTGTCTCCAGGTTTCAGATATACATATATTCTGCCTATCTTGTCCTTTCCCCATGAGTAATAGCTCTCTGGCTTGAATGTTGCAGGTTGTTCTGTTATCCTGTACAGTCTCAGCTGGTTTTTTGTTGTTATCCCAAAATATGCAAGGCTGTAGTCCAGTTCCACCTGCTCTATGCCGTTGATGTATCCAGGTGCCAGTATGAACGCATGCTGTTTTTCTTTTACTGTCACCTGCATCTGTCCGTCAACTTTCTTGCATGACATTATTTCTCCTTCTGCTTTCTTGTTGGTGATTCTGTTTATCAGGTTTTTCTTGTTTTCGCTGACTATCAGCAGGTCGTATTGATAATTGTATTTCATTGTTTTGTTGTTTTATTGTTTTGTTATTCTATTGCTTTCTGGTTGTCGCTAAATCCATGAATTGAAAAAAGCTCGCAAAGGGCTATTCTTGTTTCCACTCCATTGGTGACTATTCCTATGTAATGGAGTGCTTTTGTTATTTGTTTGATGTCCTTTGCGTTGAGCATGACATATTGCGGATACACTTTCCAGTCTATCTTGTCAAGTTCCCTGTCACTCTTTTCATTGAACTCACTGAAGAATGTGATCTTGAAAATCATATCCTCCCTTTTCATCATTCTCTCAATGTACATGTCCAGATTGTCCATCGTGAAGTCGTTGTGCTTCTCGAAACAACTTCTTTCCATTGTTATTTTATATTTGTCTTTCATTGTTTTGTGATTTGTTTGATTTTTTTGATATACTGTTTGTCTCTCGCATATCCGATTCTTTTCAGGAATCTGTAATAGCCTTCCCCTTTGTATCTGTATTGCACGCAGGTCTTGTAGGCTTTCACTGACTCTCTCCAGTCATCGAATCTGTAGTAGTCTCCTGTGCTTGAGTCATACAGTCCGAAAAGGTTGTTGTATTCTCTGCATACATTTGACTTGAAGTTCCCTGTCTCGAGCTTTGCCTGCGCAAGGACTATCTTTCTGTGCTTTATCCCTGCCTTCGCAAGCTCCATTTTCAGGTTTCTCTCATTGATTTCCGGGATCTTCGGCTGTATGTCCATTATCTTCGGACTTGACCATATTATCTGCCACTCTTTGTGGCACTCTATCCCAATCGTGAATGAGATTAATGTAATCAGCATTGTCTTTCGCATATTCTATCACTCTTAATGTTTTTCTCCTTTTTACCCACTCTGCTGCGTCTCCCTCTGAATTGCACAGGTGGAATGTTGTCTCCACTATCAGTGCGTACTTGTATTTTTTCAGTGTCTTTCTGCACAGCTCCATCTTGTGGTTTGCAATCAGCTGGTAGACATACCAGTGATCCACTTTGTGTGCTATAACTCTTGCTTCCATTTGTTTGCAAATTTAGTTAATACTTATGAACAATCTGACAGTCCGGGTGGTGATTTGTTGTTAAATTTTTTCATCATTTATTCCTCCTCGTCAAAATCCTCATACAGATCTTTTTCCGCATCAAGTACCTTCACTACTTCCCACTTGATAAAGTCCGCAACCTGCTCCCCACTCATCCAGTGGTTGACTATCTCATCAAACAGATCTGCTTTTGCCTCAGCTTCTGTTCTTCCTCCCTGTACATACTCAACCAGCTCATCCATTGCTTTTGCGTGTCTTACGTCATCAAATGGTGCAAATTCCAATTCTTCTTTTCTCATGATGTTTTGTTTTAATTGTGATTAACTATACTTCTTTTTGTTGTTATGGCCTCAGAAGGCACGGAAATGCCCTTTCTTGCCATTATTCTCATTGAACTCACCTGTCAGTGTGTTCTCTATGAGAGATTCTGTCACATCCCAGTTGTGCAGCATCCAGATTACGCTTTCCATGTCATAGTCGTGTGTCTCATTCAGCTCATCTCCTATGAAATTCAGTGTTATCTTCCGTTCTTTGCATCTGGTCACATAGATTACTCTTATGCTTCCGTCTTTCTGTCTTACTGACCATCTCTTTTCTGCCCATTCTTTTGGAGTAGGCAGGATGTCTTTTTCCATAAGATCGTCTATCCTCAGCGGTCTTTCTGTTCTTATTACCAGCTTTGTCTTGGTCTGTATGGTGATGTATGAGTCTGACGGGAACTTCTTTAGCTCCATTTCCCTTTGCAGATCCCACACTTTTCTCCTGTTGCTCATCCTTATGAAATACTCGTGAGGATAGTATATGTCCAGCTGGCGGTTGTCATGGTATGATGACTCTATTTCCTGGTGGTCATTCCATATTCTGAATACGTCATCGCTGTCCAGTGTCACATGGTCTACCTGCAGGCTTTCTGTCAGATCCCATGACACACTCATCATCATGAAGTCATCCGGGAATTTCTCATCCGTCTCTGATATTGCCACGTTGGTGAAGAGCAGCAGTGAGTTGCTTCCTGCCTTGTTGGTTCCATCAATCACGCTTATGTTGGTGAATCCTTCTTTCTCTGCTATCTGGCAGGCTGCCTCCATCTTTTCTGCCTTGGCATATATCTGCGCATCCATCTTTCTTCCGTCATATTCTGACAGCTTGATGGTGTTCTTCAGTATGATGACAGCTGTTGCATCATTCATGTATTGAGGCACAAATTCCCTGAATCTTATCAGTGCTCTTGCATCTCTCTTCATCTTTTCCACTGAGCATATGTACTCGCACTCTCCGAGATCCTGCAGCTTGTTCATGAAGTTTTCCTTTATGAATTTCCATGAGTGTTCATACTGGTTCTTCAGCTGATCCATGTTTAGTCCTTCTGTGTCTGCCTGTGTCACTTCTGAGCCATCGTAGTTGACAATCTTCTCTTCGCTGGCTGTTTCCTTGAACTTCTGTCCAAGCAGTCTCTGTGACATGAAGAACTCATGCTGCCCTTCCCTTATCCGGAATCTCAGATAGCTGCTCTGGTGTATCCCGTCTTTTGTCAGGTTTGGCAAATCCACCTTTGCCCAGTCCTCCATTGTGTTAACATTCTTTACTCTGGCTTCGTTTGCCATTGTCTGGATCATCGCTTTTGTTGCTTTCATAATGTTTTTATTTTTGATTTATAAATAAATTTGTTTGTGTTTAGTCTGCCATTAGCCTTATCAGCTTTTCAAGCTCATTCATCTCGATCGAATGTCTTTTTCCTATGAGATCCACTATCTCGTTCTTGCATTTACCGTTGTTGTTGATGGTTGTGACAATTTGCAGTTCCTTTGTCCTGTATGTCTTTGTCACATACATGAACTTCATGTCATCTCCCTCTTTCCAGCACAGCTGTACACTGATTGCCATTATCTTGTCATTGACTCCGGGAGATATCCATTTGTATGCGACGACATTGTATTCAGGATCCTTGTTGTCCTTTTGCAGCTCTCTGAATTTGATCCACATGTCTTTCATGCTTATCAGCGGAAGCGGTGTGTAGAAAGAGTCCTCATATATTCCTCCGTTGTATATGTGCCATATCTCGAGTCCCATTTCCAGTTCCCTTCCCTCACTTAGTGGAAATTTGATCCAGCTGTTCATCTCATCAACCAACTTGCTTTTTGTCTCTACTGATGTTCTCAACTTAAATTCTGTACTCATTTTCTTTTTGTTTTTAATTGTTTATTAAATCATCGAACTTTCGCACAACCTTCTGATCATTATCTTGATCACAGCCCAGTGGGCTTTGTCTCCAAGATCTGCATCTTTGACATATCTCGGCTCTGCTTTTTTTCTTGTACTGAGGAGACTGTAGGATACTGTTGTCGCCATTCCATCTTTTTGAATGAAGTCTTTTCCTACCATACCATTAATTCTCTTGTCTTCAGAGTTATTCAGGAACATATCTATCATTGTTGTGCTTTTTCCTTCTGTTGTCCTTACGATTGACATTTTTATTCTTACGATATGCCGTCTTTTGTTTTTGATATTGCTTTTGAACTTTTCATACAGTAGCATGAAGTTTGTCCTTGACAGTGTGCTTTCGTAGGAGTCCAGTCTTTTCTGATCATCTGTTATCCACCATATGTCCGGTCCTATTGTCAATGTCCAGTTGTTTGCTAATTTGAAGTAAAATCCTTTTCCGTTTGCTTCTGTGGTTGTTGCCTCAAACTGCATGATTGATTCAATCTGTACTGTTTTCATTTTTTGTCTGAATTTATTGATAAATATATTTTATTGATTAATACCGTCATTGAGTCTCTGAATGATTTTGTCGGCTCAATGGTATATTCATGTCTGTAATGTCCCTCCTGCTCACATCCTATTGCGCAATCCGCTTTTCTCCAGCATTTCACGCTTGTCTTGTGGAATGATGCCATTTTGTAGTTCTGGTTTCCACATAGCAGGTTTATCACCATGCACCATCTGTCCTTGATCACTTGCAGTGTGAACCCATGGCTCTTCTTCTTGCGCTTCTGCTCCTTTGAGTACAGTACCAGATTCTGTATTGCCTCTGAGTCAAAGAGCGAGTTTACCACTGTTGTCTTGTTCTTCAGCAGATCCTCTTCCTGGTCATCCAGGATGATTGCGTTTGGTGTTATTATCAGCTTTGCATGGCTGTTCAGTTTCAATATGATCGAGTCTGTTTTTTCCTCAATCTTGTATGTTTTTATGCTTGCTTCTATTACTGACATATTCTGTTTTTTTTGTTTTGTTTGTTTGTTGTCCCACTTACCCTCCCTCGCTTTTATGAAGCTACGAAACACTCTCAGTCTCTGTCCTTGCAGAAGATGTTGTCCATTATCTTTGAGCTTCCGTAGAAACAGTCTATTGCATAGTCTGTCTCTCTTTTGTCGCACATTGTGTCATAGGTTTCCACTCCACTGTGTCCGAGTACCGGCTCCTCGAAATTGACTTTCATTTCTCCGTTGGCAAAGAATGTCAGAGTCGCACAATGATACAGGTTCACTGCCATCTTTATCGCTATCTGGTTTTGATGTGACATCTTTCTTGTTATGAGATTGACAAACGAGTTTGAGTCTATGTCAGCCATCAGGCTGTCGTCAAGATCCATATTCCAGACCTCATATGTCAGCTTTCCTACAAAGTCATTGCTTACATTATAATAGTCTGCTTCCAGCATTGCTCTGTATACCTCTCTTTTCAGGAGATATACCTGCAGTGCGGCTCTTTCCACATAATGTGGCAGGTTCACTCTCTTTGTCCTTTGTCTCTTGCAGAACTTGTCAATGTCCTCGTCATAAGTCAGTTCACTGATGATTCCTGATTCAAGCATGAACTGTCCTTTTGACTTGTCAGTCTTGTTGTTCTTTATTTCAAACTGGTATTCCTTGTTTATGGAATCCAAGACATCTATTACCTCATTGGCGTTCTCATTGTCTCCCCAGTTTCTCATGATCATGTTGAACAATTCTTTGATCACGTTCTTTACTCCGCATTTTGCTGTTTTCATATTTTTTTTGTTTTAGAATCTGAATAATAAATTATATTGTTTTGTGATTTCCTCTCCTTGGTATCCCATCTTCTTGAAGATTGATATGAAGTGCTTTTTCTGCTCTTCTCCTACCAGTCTTATTGAGGTTCCAAGTCCATAGGTGTCGTCTATGCCTTCCAGCATTTTCTTCTGAGCCTTCATCATCACAAGGAGGTGTTTTACTATCCACTGCTCCCTTGACAGCTCATTTGTGAATCCTGGAGCATCGCATTGCGCATATCTGCGTATGCTGTTGATGATGCTGCATGGCTCTTTGCTTTCAGGCAACCACGGGATAAAGCTGGTTCTCCATTATCCACAGGTCAAAGATGTCATTGAAGTGGATCTTGAAACCTTTTTCCAGCAGTTCCTTCAGAATATCATCCATCGAGTGTCCTACCAGAGCCTTGTTCTCCAACAGGCACTTGACTTCCGATATGTCCCAGTTCTCAGGCATGGTGAACATTCTCCCACCTGTCTTGTCAGCGAGGATCCATTGTGATCCTACCTTGCTGATCATTACCAGCCTCAGTGAGGCGAGCATTTCTTTTAAAGTGCAACTTTTCTCCATGCTCTTACGAATATCTGGTCTTTGTCCCAACCCTGTTTTGTTAGTCTCTCCTTTGCCTTTTCTATGTCAATGGACTTGTCTCCCTCTCCTATGATCTGTAGGTTGTCAAGCTCTTCTCCATCGGGAGCTGTGGTTGATCCTGCGTTCTCCCATGTTGACAGTACTATTGTTTCTTTGAGCTGGTAGTATGCGTTTCTGATGATGTCTTTGAGCGTTTTCTCAGGATTGGTGTCATTTTCTTTGGTGACACACTTGAACTGCTTGTTCATCTCAAACTCCTTGTTGTTCTTGTATAACTTGAAGTCTGTGTTGTACTCCACAGTTCCATCAGTTACCTCGCATCTGCTTATTTCCATGGCAGATTCAGGATATCCTGGGTTCTTATAGTCACGGATCCATGCCCACATGAACAACAGCTTTCTTGATGATGAACTCATCTCATGTGACTCCTGCTGTGGCTCAAACTCGTTGTTCAATTCTACCAATGTCTCTCTTACGATCTTGTCAAACTGTTCTTTTTCCATTTTCTTATTTTTTTGAAATTGTTTTTTTTGTTTCCTCCAACCACCACTTCTTCAGGCGAGCGTACCTTTGTTGTCTTTAGATGTCCTGCATATAAGGCCCGAAGTCCTGATCCTCATTGTCGTAGTATTGGAATGTCTTTTCTGTCCATTCCTCCACTTCGTTCTTGAGCCTTATGGCTCTTTCATAGATGATCTCGTTGGACCCCTTGGCCTCTTCTGCTATCTGCAGCAGTCTCTCATGCAGGCCATACAGGTCATTCATGTCTCCTGCATAATACAGGTTCATCTTCTCCTGGAAGTCGGTGAATTGGTTTTCCAGTTCTTCCAGTTCTCTTGAAATTCTCATCTTCTCCTTGCCCATGATTAATCTATTTTGATTGTTTTCACTTGTTTGAATATCATTTTTGTGCAGTCACCCAGCAGGTCACACTTTGCATCCCTGTCATTGTGCTCTTCACACAGATAACAGCCGTTGCAGCTGCTTTCCTTTCTGGGCACGCACTTCAGGATCCTGCCCTCAAACTCAAGCAGTGATCCCATTTTTCGCTTTTCTGTTTTCATATGACTTCTCTTAATTCGTCATAGATATTTCCCAATGTCTCTTTTATGCTTTCTATGGAGTCATAATATGAGTCATTGGTGTCTATCGGAGTCAGCTCTTTTAGCCAAACCCAGTCGAAGTTTATGGATCTTTCAACATTTTCCAATATGATGTCATTGGCTTCATTCCTTATTCTGACGAATCTTATTGGATAATCCTCTTCTCCTTTGTCTCCCGTTGCCTCTTCCACAAAGATGTCTCTTACCTTTGTCCAGATGATGTTCTCGTCATCTATGAAGAAAGTGTTTTCCATTACTTTCTTTGAGAGCTCCATGATCAGTTCTTTGTTCATTTTCTTTTTTTTTGTTTTGAATATTTAACATTTTTGAATACGGGTGAAAAAAATAGGACTACTTGTTGAGTAGTCCTATTCTGTTTTGTTTTATTTAATATTAATATAGTTGGGCATCACCAAACTGCACATAATATTCAAAGCAATCATTTGCATTTTTGTATCTATAAATCGGCGTATTGTTGGTAATAAATCCATTACCTAAGTCGTAAAATTCGCTCAAATACGCCTCCGTTTTGGTGTCTTTTAAAACACTTATGTTATTTTCGGACAATGTGGCATTCTTTCGGAATTGTCCGTTATTTTTGAGGTTTTTGCGTAGCAGCCATTCACGACCTTTCGCCGTTTGTTCGGCTGTTAATTTGATTGGCATAACACTATCAAGCAAATTAAACATTTCAGAGGCACTTTCATCTCTTTTGTTTATTCTCCTTTTAATAAGATTTATTTGTTTTTTAGTTGCAAAACCTTGGTTCTTAATAGTTTCTACCAATTCTTTGTTGTTAATAACTTTTGCCATAAGACTAAAATTTTTAATTAATAATATTTTGTTGTTTGTTCCCTTGAACAATGCAAAGTGCTCACTTTGGAGCCCCAAATGTCCTATTTGGGTGAGGTCAGCAAAATTGCTTATCCCGGTTTAGTGGCACACACTTGTCACATTCTCCGCAAACAGGATATGGTCTATGGCTTTCTCCAATATCTTGTTGAA